TTAATTTATATAAACAGTATGAAAATATGTTACCGACTGGACTTGCTGGTAAAATTAAATATAGTAGTGATCAAGAACAATTAGATTTAATACAGTTAGCTGGTAAAGAGTTACGTAAGATATTGAGTAAGAAATATGGGTATGTAAAGAGTCCATTGGCAGTGAGTGACGCTAGTTATTTGAGTAAAAAAGGATTGACAGGAGATTTGTATATACCGTTGAGATAACCAAACTACTTATTTTGGTATGAATGAATTTAATCTATATCAAAAGTTTTTTGAATTGAAAAAAGAAATAGAAAAACATAAATGGATAGAAAGTGAAAAAAACAGCAATGATATAGGATTTGAACATGCATTGGTTGATTGGATATCTAAACATAGAAATGGTTGGTGTGAGAATATAAAGCAGAATAAATAAAATTAATATATTTATAATATATGACTAAGAACGATTTAAAAAAGTTAATTAAGAGTTTGACCAAAGAAATTCTTGCTGAAGATTATAAGGGTGAACCAAATCATGCCGCTGAAGTTGAAAGTGATGAATTGACTGCTCATTTATCTGAAAACGATAAAGTTGAAGATATTAAAGATTTGGAAAAGTTGTTAAAGAATCCAGATCCAAGTAGAGCAAAAGATTATGGTTCTATAGAGAAGTATAAAAAGATGTTAAAAGCAAAAATCGACAGACTTAAGAAGACAAATGAAAGTGGTGATCCATTTAGAGATATTGTGAAAAAATATGCTAATCTTTATAGAGATAGTGAATTGTCTCGTAGAGAGAAAGAAGATTATTTCAAATGGTTACAAAAAAATCAGCCTGAAAAACTTAAAAAGGTTGTAGATAAAATTAAAAAGAAGTAAAAATCAAATAAATTTATATAAAGTGAAACGATTAATGTAAAAATTAATCGTTTTGTTTTTTATTGACAATGCGACGGTAACAAGTATAATAAAAATATAGTATGAATGAACTAAGTAAAATTGATATGGCGAATTTAGTCTTTAGTGAAGACAAAAAGACAAAGATTAAAGATATGTTATGTTCTAAATATGGCGCAACTGATGTCCAATATAGAGATCTAACGTATGGTATTTGTATTGAGGTTGTTGGTACCGATAGTTTTCGATTCGTTAAGAACGCTATTATAAAGACTTTGGATGTACATGAAGAAACGTTAACGGTATTAGGCGAGAGCAAAAGAAGTTTAAAGGCTTCGTATGTTTATTTGCCTGAAAAAGATAAAGTTTTGAATAAACGACTAAAGCGAACAAAATCTGCTTGACTAAATAAACAAGTTATTATAAAATTATATAAACTATATATAGTTGATAAATTTCGGAAAATACATTTTACTGATTTTTCCGGATAACGTTAAGCTGTTCTTAACGTAGTTAGTAAACATAAACAAACAAAATAAAGGATAGTTAAATATGAAGAAAATATTAGTATTAGTGTCATTGTTGACAGCTCTAGCGGTTACTGCCGGAGATAACTCAAATCTCTCAGTAGAAGCTGGGTATAACAACCAATACATTGTAAACGGTGTTGCTCGTTCTGAAGGATCAGCATTCGTTGGTGTAGGTGCTGTAAAGAGTCTAAAGTATGCTGATGTATACTTGGGTGGTACTCTTTTGGCCAATGGTGACCAAGATCAGTCACACTGGACGTTGGGTACTGGTAAGGAAGTTAGTGTGTGGAAGGATGTATTTTCTGCCCGTGCCGATGCGACTGTAACCCGTCACCAAGCTGGTAATTTTGGTATTCCAAACAGCACTGAATTCGGTGTTAAGTTGGCTCTACCAAACAAGTTGGCTACTCCATATGTACGTGGTGCGTTTGATATTGATTTAGATCAAAAGGGTGCATTTGTTGGTTTGGAACGTGCTCAAAAGTTACCATTTGGTTTTGTAATTACTCCAGCTGTTGAATATGGTAAGATATTCGGAGCTAATAGTGATTATACTGCTGTAAATGCTAAGGCATCATTGACTCGTCCATTTGAAACTTCATTTGGTGTATTGACTCCATTTGCTACTGTTGGATGGTATGATAATAATTTCAAGGTTGGAAATTATAATTGGGCAACCCGTGAATTTAGTGGTGATGTAGTATATTCCGGTGGTTTGAGATTGACATTCTAATCTAGACTAAAATAGTGTATGATAACCCGCTTAGAAATAAGCGGGTTTTTTCATTTTTAATAATCTATTTATAATTAAAGAAAGGTTTATTTTTATGTCATATAATACAGGAAGCAGTGGTTCAAATGGTTCAAATGGTTCAAATGGTTCAAATGGTTCAAACGGATCAAATGGAAACAATCAACAATTAAAATCAAACACAAGCAGTTCAAGTGGAACTTCTAAAACAAGTGGGTCAAATGGATCACGTGGGTCTAACGGATCCAATGGTTCAAATGGAAGTAATGGAAGTGCTTGGTATAAAAAATTGTTTGGAAAATAATAAAAATTTATTGATTAGTCATTCTGAATACTATATATTAGTAACAATATGAATTTAATTTCACAACCTAGTCAAGCCAGTCAACTCCCATCTGGAAGTTGAAGGCGAGGTTGTTTGCTCTTAAAGAACCAACCCGTCACTTCAAAAAAAGAATGACGGGTTTTTGATTTTTAGGTGTTGACAATTTGAGAAGGTGTGGTATATTAGAAATATAACGAACGGGGTTGAAACTCTATCTGATGTCCCCAACATAAGTTAAAACATTTGATCGGTCACTGGGTGTTATGCTGAAATACAGAACCCATCTGGCGATAATGACATAAAGTATATAACAATTTTTAAATGGGTGGTTAGCTCAGTTGATAGAGCATTTGCTTTACACGCAAAATGTCATAGGTTTAAATCCTATACCACCTACCATTTTAATCGGAGTGTAGTCCGTAAATAGGGGCGGGCCAGTTTTGGGAACTGGATCGAAAGACCTGTAGGTGCAAGTCCTATCACTCCGACCATCTTTTAATTGGGCATATGATGTAATCGCAGCCATGCGAGTTTTAGAAGCTCGTGGAGAAATCCGTGGGGGTTCAAGTCCCTCTATGCCCACCAATTTCAATGGTTACGTAGACCAACTGGAAGGAGTCGTCTATCTCAAAAATAGAATAGTGCTGGTTCGAATCCAGTCGTAACTACCAATTTAACGGGTGTGTGGATAAGGGAAACTGGAACAACCGCAATACTTAAAATATTGTATCCTATGTAGGTTCGAATCCTACCACACCTACCAAATTTATGGGCTGGCATGTTCTAAGGCTAAGCGAGACTGGTTTGCAATCAGTCTGATGTGAGTTCGATTCTCACCTGGTCCACCAATTTATTTTATGGAAGTAGTCCGGCAGGTCGAGGAAACTGTCTTGAAAACAGCTGGGGCCATAAACCCTCACAGGTTCGATTCCTGTTGCTTCCGCTCTTTAAATACAACTCCACTTGACATTGGAACCGAGAACTGATATATTGATATTGTTCCTTGAAGAAATCGGAGTTTGTCAAAAGATTTTATGGAGGTGACGTAGATAGTCAGGTTTCTACAGCAGTTTGCTAAACTGCCGTGGTCTAAAAGCCACTGAGGGGGCAGCACCCTTCGCCTCCGCGCTATGAGAAATTAGATTACCTGTCCGTGGTTCATAGTACACATCAAATATTTGATGACTGAACATCTAATAATTTATTAAAATGCAGTAGTGGTATAATGGCTATTACGTGAGTCTTCCAAACTTGAAATGAGAGTTCAATTCTCTCCTACTGCACCAGAATCAAACAAAATATTTTGATTCAAAAGTTACTTTACGCTCCAAAATTACTATTTATTAGTATGAGTAAAATACTAGTAAATTGTAAAAAATGTAATATTAAGTTTTTAAAATATAAAAGTGAAATAAAAAGAACTAACAATCATTTTTGTTCTAATAAATGTTCTGTAGAGTTTAATGGAAAAACAATTTCACCACAATTAAAACTATATAGAGTAGAAAAATATAATCTAAATCCAAATAAGTGTGGATATTGTAATACTAATTTAGAATATTTTAGAAGAAATAATAAATTTTGTTCTACAAAATGTGCAGCTATTGAAAACCAAAAGTTTGGGGGTCACAAAAAATGGGATATAGAAGGTAAAAAAAGATTATCTGAATTAGCAAAAAAACAGATTAGAGTAAAAACACGTAAATCTATATTATGTCCGTATTGTAATAATAATTTTTTAAAAACAGAAAAATCAAAACAGATATATTGCTCTCAGAATTGTAGAAATGAATATGTAAAAGTAAACGGACTTTTGAAAGGTAAAAGAGGAGGTTATCGTGAAAAAGGTGGAAGAGGTAAACAAGGATGGTATAAAGGATACTATTGTAATAGTAGTTGGGAATTAGCTTGGGTTATATTCAATTTAGAACATAATATTAAATTTAAAAGAAATACTGCTGGATTTCCATATGTTTATAACAACAAGAGCTATAATTTTTATCCAGACTTTATTCTTGAATCAACAAATGAATATTTTGAAATAAAAGGTTATTTAGATAATAAAAATAAAGCAAAAATAAATTCTTTTCCATTTAAATTAAATGTGATTGACAAACACAAAATTAAGATGTACATTGATTATGTGACATCAAAATACGGAAAAGATTTTATCAATCTTTATGAAAAGTAATTTAACTGGGGATTTGCATAATGGTAGTGCGGCAGACTTTGAATCTGCTTGTGGTGGTTCGATTCCATCATCCCCAACCATTTTATATATGTCGGTTAAGGGTGTAATTTTAGAGAAATTGTAATGAGTGATCATCAGTTACAAGAGTAAGAACTAGTGATCGAAAGATCCATTCATCAAACACCGACAACAATTTATTCGGAATGTAATGTCAATAGTAGACGGCCTGGTTTGGAGCTAGGAGGTTGCAGGTGCGAGTCCTGTCATTCCGACCATTTTATATATCAGACATTGGTAGAGGTTTGAACTTGGCTAGGTCCGAAACAATAACCAACGGCTGTGTTCGGCTAATAATCTGTGGGTTAAATATGCCCATAAAACCGCCAAGGTGTCTGGGATAAGTTTTAGATTTGATCGTTGGTGTATAGAATTATAGCACTCTGCCATTAGGAGGTAGATGAGACTGAAGTTGACGAGATAGACATTCGATTTAAGTTTATGGTTTCTGTGCGCACAGTGCCGTTGGACTTGATTGAAATATGGAACGCTTAGTGAAATCCTCGTATATTCGCAAGTCACGGTCATCCAATTTTTTATTTTTTGATTTGACTTATATTATATATTGGTGTAAGATTTTTAAATGGGGCAGTAGCATAATTGGCAATGCACCACTTTTGCAAAGTGAAGATTGTGGGTTCAACTCCCATCTGCTCCAGTTGACAGAAATATCACAACCTCCACGATGGTTGTCAATGGGATGAAATTTTATAATTTCATGCAAAAAGTGATATAAAATGTAGGTTCTATGTTGATTAATTTTAACGCACTAGTAGCTCAATTGGTAGAGCGTATCGTTGCCAACGATAAGGTTGTCGGATCGTACCCGACCTAGTGCTCCATCTTAATTTTGCGTAATCAAAGATCACTTTTTGCTCCGAATGTTACTATTTATTAGTATGAGTAAGATACTAGTAAATTGTAAAATCTGTAATGTTGAGTTTGTCAAATACGAAAGTGAAATAAAAAGAACTAACAATCATTTTTGTTCTAATAAATGTTCAATATTTTTTAATACACAATTAAAAAAAATATATTTAGAAAAAAGAAAAACAGATTATTATAGCAGTCCAAAAAAATGTATAAATTGTGAGAATATAATTGATTTTGAAAATAAAAATAAAAATAAATATTGTTCTGTAAAATGTACTGCGATTTATACTCAAAAAAATGGAGGCCATTGTAAATGGTCTGACGATGATAAAAAAAGATTAGCTAAGTTGGCAAAGAACAATTCTAAATTTTGTGGTTGGAATAGAAAAGAAAAAATTAAAAAAGAATGTGAGACTTGTAAAATAGAATTTGAAGTGATACCATCTTTAAAGAATAGAAATTGTTGTTCTCGACAATGTAAAAATGAGTGGATTAAAAAAACAGATTATCTTAAAAATAAAGGATTTGGTGGATATCGTATAAATAGTGGGACTAGTAAAAGAGGTTGGTATAAAGGATATTTTTGCGGTAGTAGTTGGGAATTGGCGTGGGTAATATATAATTTAGAACACGGTGTACAATTTAAACGAAATACAGATAGTTTTGAATATACGTATAACGGAACAATAAAAAAATATTATCCGGATTTTAAAATAGACGACGTTTATATTGAAATAAAAGGATATCATTCAAAACAATTTGACGCAAAACAATTACAATTTCCACACAAATTAAAAGTTTTTCACAAATTGGAATTAAAAGAAATTTTAAAGTATGTAAAAGATAAATATGGGAAAAATTTTACATACTTATATGTGAAGTGATGTGCCGGTTCGATTCCGGCTACCCGCTCCAATTTTATAATGTGTTATGTATAAAGGCAAAAAAGTTATATTGACTACAACTGCTTGTAAAAGAATTAATTTATTAAAAGCTGCAATTAAAAGTTTTGGCATTTTTTGTACAGACAAGCATGTAATAGATGAAATTCATTATTATGATGATTCTTCAACATCGGAAGAACGTAATACTGCAATGGAATATTACAAAAAATATATACCAGATAAATTAATTAGTTTTCGTTTTTTTGAGAAGGAATCTTTTCCTGACAATTATAGACACGCTAGGATATTAAATCATTGGAGACAGGGATTAATAGATTCTAAAGCTGATTATGTCTTTCATTTGGAAGATGACCATCAGTTTTATAATATGTTTACAATAGGAGAACCTATTGATATTATGGAAGAACATAAAGAATATGGGTATATTGGATACTTCCAGAGTTGGAAAAATTTTCCAGCTGACATGCATCCGAAAAAAATAATAGGAAAGTTTTGGGAGACTGTTTATTTTGAGAATAGGCCAATTAATGATCTTTTATTTTTAGATGATGTAATGGCTATGCATACTGGTCTTGATTGGTGGATGTATTATATTAACTGGCCATATTTTTCTCTAAGACCAGGAGTACATGATGTTAAAAAATTATTGTCTGTGGGTGAGTTTTCAACAACATATGACCGTGAAAAAACAAGCGTTGAATTGGAGTTTTCAATTCGTTGGAAAGATAAAGGATATAAGAGTATGATGTCAAAAGCATTTACATCATTACATACTGGTCAAAACCCAGAATTAAGTGCATATAAAATTAATAATTCAGCTAGATAAATTATGAAATTCGAAGAATTATGGGATCAATGTATAGAGTTTAACATTGAACAAAAACCAGAAGAATATAAACAATTAATAGAATTATTGAGCTCCAAAGCAAATAAAAAATACGCGTTAGAAATAGGTTCTAACTATGGCGGAACAACTGTTGGATTTTGTAATATATTTGAAAATGTAATTACAATTGATATAAAACATAACGAAAATTTTGATAAACTTAAACAAAAATTTCCAAATTATAATTATTTGATTTCCGATTCTAAATCGAACGATACAGTCAATTTTATAAAGTCTTTGGGGATTAAATTTGATTTCATTTTTATTGATGGCGATCATAGTTACGACGGGGTTAAAAGTGACTATGAAAAATATAAACAATTTTTAGCACCAGATGGTCATATTGGATTTCATGATATCATTAATAGTGATCAAAATAAAAAAAATAATATTAACGTGGATATTTTATGGAATGATATTAAGAAATTTTATAAAAAAACGTATGAATATTTTCATGAACAAAAGACTAATTTATACAGAACGGATAACTTGTTCCACGATATAGTAAAAGATATTAGTTACAGTTCATGGGGGGGAATTGGAATATTAGAAAACACTAATGTTGCTGTATTTGTACACAATTATTTGGACAATGATTGGGATACCATCGTTAATGAACAACTTTTAAAATTAAAAAATTCAGGATTATATACGCGGGCTGACAAAATATATTTTGGCGTATATTCAAAATCGCACGATGACTATTATAAATTTAAAAAACAAATAGACAATATAGATTCAGATGTTAAAATAGAAATTGTAAGATATATAGATAATAATCTAGAATATAATACATTATGCAATTTACAAAACTATTGTAGACTAAATCCAAGTAGTTATATTTTATACTACCATACAAAGGGATCATCAAGACATCAGTCTGATTTTGTATATAAAAATGTGACCTCTTGGAGGCATTGTTTAGAATATTTTGTTATTGAAAAATGGAAAACTTCTTTGTTGAATTTAATAGAAGATAAATCTGATTTATGTGGATCTTTATATTTGACATGGTTTAAATTTTTAAATTTTGAGTATAAAAATTATTATTCTGGAAACTTTTGGTGGGGTAGTGCTAGCTATATAAATACATTACCTAATTTGACACAATCTAAATTGTATTATCTTAATAATAAGGTTGAGATGGAACTTTGGATAGGAAAATCTGTACACAGATGGATAAATTATTATGGTGAAAATGTTAGTTCATGGTATGAACATTATTTTGATCCGAATATATACAGAAAAGTTAACTACTTATAATTAGTTCTTTAAAATTTTATGGGGATGCGTAGTTTCGACATAGATAAATATCTATTGTTAGGCACGTAGAGGATGATAGTTGGCCTCTTTAATACACCTATCAAAACATTAACTGCTGAAGATAACGTAGTTAGCTATGACTTCTCTTACGATGACGTTGTAGCCCTTGCAGCCTAAGTTGTTGCACATTCAATACGATGAAGTCTGATATTCGTGTTGGGTGTAAATTATTGGACTGGACCAAATATTTGATTTGCGTAAATGGTCGAGATATTAGTAAATCTTAAGGGTAATATTTTTAGATATTTTTCATTATTATTCTCTAACAATTTAAAATATATAAGCGTGTAGTCTGGCAGTAATAATTTTTTATGGACGCGGGGTGCGACTCCCCGCCATCTCCACCATTTTATTCTGGTTCAAAATCAATATAGCTATCAATAATCAACACTCCACTATCATTGATATAACCTTCTTCAATCAAGTACTTTGTGATTCGTTCTCTACAACAATCATCCTCATATAGATCACATTTTTCTGGATGTCTTAGTACCACAAATCTATTTGCCCAAACAGTTATATCGTGATTGTTTATACTAACTTGGTGAAAATTAATGTCTTCCATTATAAATAAGTATATTTATAGCATAATGAAAAGATACAGTTTATTATACGAATCTAGCATATATGATTATTTAGTATGGGAACCAACTGGAAAATTGCAATACATTGCTGATGAGTTGGATAAAATTCCTACAGATAGTACTAAACTTTACAGAGGGATGTCTGAGAAAGAGTATAATATTTTAAAGACTAATGGTAAAGTTACTTCAAAAGGTAGAGGGAATACCCGAAACATATCAGGTAGTTATCTAGCAAGTGATTTTAAATTGGCAGCTAGGTTTGCGTTGGTCAATTACAGAGACAAAGGAGAGGGTATTATAGTAGTAGTGGATAAAAGTAAGTTACCCGATTTAAAAAATGTAGATCCAGGCAATTATGTTACTAGTTATATACCGATAGAAGCAGTAACCAAAATTATAGACTTAAAACAGTTATGAGTAATATTAAACTAACAAAGGCTGAAGCTGAAAAGAAGGTATATCAACTAACCGAAGATCTCTTACACGTTAAGAAAGATTTCAAGGATGTAGCCGCTGGCTATAAAGAACGTATGAAAGAAATTGAATCTGAAATTAAAGCGATTGTAGAAGAAGCTTCAATTGGAGATCCAACTAAGTAAAACAAAACCCGGTCTTTCGACCGGGTTTTTTATTTATTGTTTAGGTACTGGTTTAAACGTACCGTCTTTTAAATTCAGACTTCCATCTCCATATTTTTGACTCAACGAGTTTAGTAAATTATCTTCTTCTTGTTGAGTTTTCTTCCAATTTTCAAATACTTCGGTTCTACGAAGTGTCAATTCTTTAATTTGTTGTTCCAAATCGGTTTTCTCCAAATCAACTTGACCCAAAGTAAAGATGTGTTGTTGATAATCGTTTTGCAATTTAGCTATCGATTGCATTTCTTGTTCTGTAAACTTAATAACGTCACTCATAGTATTTATACATATAATCGACGTTATTTTTTAAGTTTTTATAATCGATTAAAATAATATTGACATATCTGTATTCTGTATATATACTTGAGTGAATATGAGACTGGTAATCTTGTATTTCTAATTATATACCAACAGTTAAACACTTAAAAAGTAATAATATAGTATGTCAGTAGTTAAAAATAACATATCAATGGAACGGCAGAATAAATACGTTGTTATTCGTAATGGTCTAAGAGTCTCCGATTTAGAATATTCAAATAAAGAAGAAGCTAAAGTGGAATATGATCATTGGAAGAATATCATTGCACGTTGGCCGGATGGAAGTAAACTAGAAATTCTTGAAACGAAAGGTAGGTAATTATGGGTTTAAGAGAACAAATTAAAAATGCAAGTTCCGAATCAGAAATTTCTTCTTTGTTAACAAAAGGAAATTCATATGAATTTGCTAGCGAACACACAAAACACTCTTGGAAATCAACGGCTAGAGTTAGATTAAACACGTTAAATAGTAACGATGTTGTTCAGACAACTGAGAAAGAAATTGTTACAAAAAAGACTCAGAAAAAGAAAAAAGATAAAGTTGGTTAATCATAAATAAATCACTCGAAATAAAGGCGTTACGTAATGGTAACGCCTTTTTTGTTTTTATTTTTCTATTTATTGAATGAATGGATAAATCATTTAGTGTAATGTCTTTACCGTTTGAGTATGATGAAATGGAAGCATTTATTCAAACGTATAAAAATAAGTTAATGGAACAAATTGTATTATCGGTACAATATGCGTTGGACAATGATTATCCTACTGTCGAGGTATTTTCTTTTAAAAATTCAGATTTTATTGTTATATTAAATCAATCGGAATTCAAAGATAATATTGATAATGTCTTTGAATATTATGTGAATACGGAACAATATGAATTTTGTGACCGTTTAGTCAAATTAAAAAAACAAATAGAACAACATGAGCAAAAACAACAAAAAAGACACAAGCCCAAAAGTTCATCAAAACGCAAAGATCAGAGATGATATCAAGATCGATAAACGCGAATTAACATCAAAACAAAAAGAATTATTAGAATTATTACAAAATAAGAATACAAAGTGTGTCTTTATTGCTGGTCCAGCCGGTACATCAAAAACTTATACATCTGTTTTAGCCGGTCTGAATTTATTGAATCAAAAAAGAGTGAGTGAAATAGTATATGTTAGAAGTATCGTTGAAAGTAGCGATAGCAAATTGGGATTTTTGCCTGGTGAAATGGATGAAAAAATGAGTCCATATATTCAACCACTTATTGATAAGTTGGAAGAATTGGTACCAAAACACGATATTGATAAATTAAAAAAAGAAGAACGTATTCATGGATTCCCAATAAACTTTTTACGTGGGTTGAGTTGGAACGCTAAGTGTATTGTGGCTGACGAAGCACAAAACATGACTAAGAAAGAACTTACTACGTTAATTACACGTGTAGGTGAATTTAGTAAATTGTTCATTTGTGGTGATCCAGATCAAAGTGATATTAATGGTAAAAGTGGATTTGTACCAATGATGAATATATTTGATGACGAAGAAAGTAGAAATAATGGCGTATATGTGTTTAGATTTGACGAAGAAGATATTGTGAGAAGTGGATTAGTTAAATTTATATTAAAAAAACTAAAAACTCTGTAATAATTATATTTATATAATATTATGCCAGTCTTATCTAATAACGGAAGGTTAATTTCATCGTTGCCGGTAGCTTCATCTATAATGGGAGGCGATGAATTTCTTTTACAGTCAAATGGTGTTACCAAACGAATAAGTTATGCATCTTTAAGTGGATCAATACTTAGTTCTAATAATTTCAATCCATTTAATAAAACTGTAAACTTCACTAGTACAAATAATAAATTTACAGGCAGTTTTTACAATCCAGATTTCAAATCGTCTAATTTTTATACAGTTGCGGTTAGAAATACACTGACGGGTAATACGATTATTGCAACCTCTGGTTTTTCTGGAAATTTATCAGGCAACATAACGTCTACCGGAACAAGTACATTTAGTAGCATTGATGTTAATGGCGGTACTATAGACGGTACCGTTATAGGAGCATCATCTGCCACAACCATCAACGGAACAACCATAACTGCTACTACCGGGTTTTCCGGTAATATAACGTCTATAGGAACAAGTACATTTAGTAGCATTGATGTCAATGGTGGAACTATAGATGGTACGTCTATAGGAAATTCATCCGAATCAACTATAAAAGGAACGAGAATAAGCGCTAGTATAGGTTTCAGAGGTAATATAACAGGTTCGATAAGAGGAGATGTATATAGCCAAAATGGTGACAAAGTATTAGAAAATGGTACCAGTGCAAATCCAAACGGGAATGTACCTACAGCATATTTTTACGGAACAAGCTCATATGCTATACAAGCACTAACAGCGGCTTATGCAGCTGCTGGTGGATCAGCAATAAATGGTGTGCCAATAGGAGGTAATCAATATCAAATATTAGCTAAAAATACTAATACTAATTATGATGTTGGATGGACCAATCCTATTAGCAGAAGCGGATCTCCATCTCAGTATGATATGACAATGTGGAACAGTGCATACGTAATTAAAAATGCTCCTGGATTCACGTATTCAGCTGGATCCGATTTATATATTTACAATAAAAGTATTAATGTAAATAATAGATTAACAGCTAATTCAATAACTAGTAGTTTTTATGGTGGTCCTGGTGGATTTAAACAACAAGGAAATATATTTGTAAGTTTTTGGGGTACTGGCAGTCATGCCGTTACTGCAAGTTACGTAAGTTCACTTGGACACGTGGCAAATACTAGTACCGGCACAGTAGCTGACTTTGTAGGTGGAACAAACGAAGGAGGAGTTGGTACTTATTGTTATGCTATCACACACGGATTAGGCGCATCTCCATCATCAATAAGAGCTACTTTATACTGTGATAGTAGTGATGCTGGGGTAGGATACGTAGCCGGTGATGAAGTTGATTTAAATGTCGTAGAATCAAATCAACTAGATGCAAATATATTTTCAACATGGACCAATTCAACTTATGCGGCTGTATCTGTTGCCGGCAATACAGGTTTCCCAAATGATTTATACATTCCGGCTAAAACAGGTGGTACATGGCCTGCAATTGACAAGAGTAAATGGAAATTTAAAATTAGAGTTTGGAAATAACACATTATTGTATACTTATAATATATGGCAATAAGTCCTTGTAATAGTTTAAATGTAAAAACTTTGAGAATAAGTCAATTGGCTTCTTCGACTATAAGTTCAAATGATCTATTGATTATTTCTCAGTACGATAGTGTTAATAATGTATATTACTCCAAGAAAGCTACATTTGGAAACTTAATAACATACTTTGGATCGGTAAACGCTTCATATAAAGGTTCATTTACAGGTAGTTTGGATATAACTTCTGGATTCACAGGATCTACCGTGGTAATATCTCCTAGCGCTGGTACATTTTTAAATGATAATTTTCTACCAATATTTTTGAACGGAAATCCTTACAAAATACCATTGTATCCAAACGTTTAATATTTATTATATATGCCTTTACCATGCAACAACGTCAGTGTAACTCCAATTAAAGTAAGTCAACTAGTTAGATATTCAAATTTAGACGGTGGCGATATATTGTTGACAGTGGAATCAGGTTCTTTACTTTGGTCAAGACGTAGTACCGTTAATGATTTAAAAGTTTCCATGGGAAAACTTACAGGATCATATTCAGGTAGTTTTACTGGAAGTTTTAAGGGAAAATCAAGCGGCAGTTTTAGTGGTAGTTATTGGGGAAAAGTTATAAGCAAAAATGCTAAAGCTACAGGCAGTTTTAGCGGAAGTCACTGGGGTAGTTTAATAAGTAAAAACACTAATGCTACAGGTAGTTTTAGCGGAAGTTATTGGGGAAGTATAGTAAGTAAAAATACAAAGGCTACAGGCAGTTTTAGAGGTTCAATTGTGAGTGTAAATACGATTGCTAGTGGCAGTTTCAGTGGAAGTTACTGGGGTAGAATATTAAGCAAAAATACTGCAGCTAGCGGCAGCTTTAGTGGGAGTAATTATGGTAAACTTTTTAGTAAAAATGCTATAGCTTCTGGAAGCTTTAGTGGTAGTCATTACGGAAAGGTTATTGGAGCTAATGGATCTTTAGTTACAGGATCTTTTAGAGGTATAGATAATATTACAAACTTCAAAGGCACGGGAAAAAAAGTATCATTCAATGGTACGGCTAGTTACGCTATAAGTTCTAGTTATGTTAGTGGACCCGCTAGACTGTTCAATGTATATACCAGACCGGCTCAAACCACAGGCACACCTCCAACTGATATAACCGTTTCGGTAACTAAACCTAGTTCCGCAACTTGGTACGACTTTGAAATATTTCTTAGTTCAAATGCAAGAACCGATAACGGACTGAGCTTAGAAGGTAAAATTAATTTCAATACAGGAATAATCGCGGGAACTTCAGTTAGTGAACAATACAATGCTGGTACTTCAAGTCCCAATATATTACCAAGTACAGGTATAGGAAATGTATTACAACAATGGCAAGGAACTGTTGATAATGATAGTTGTTTATGTAGATGGGAACACACTGGATTGGTACCATCGGTTATCAGTTCTACTAATACAATATCATTTATATGTGGTGTAAACGTTTTAAGCGGAGGATATGATGGAAACGGATATCAAGTATCTGGTTTGAAAGCATCATATTATTTCTGAAATTTTCTTGACATTTTTCAAAAACTAGTTTATATATATTCTTGAATGGCACAGATGTGTTATTCACTATAGTGCTCGAGTGAGGCTATTAGGTTAATAAGTTCAATAGAATTATTAAAAAAGAAAGGTAAATATATGTCAGTAATTAGATACAATCCGGCGTTTCGCCATTTAAATCGTGATGAGTTTTTAACTCCATTCGATAAGTTGTTTGATGAAGTATTCACTTCACAATTCCCAGAAATCACAAAAGAACTAGGTATAGGATTCTTTGAAAAACAAAGTTATCCCCGTGTAGATGTGATTGATTACAATGATCGTGTAGAAATTTTAGCAGAAATTCCAGGTCTGTCTAAAGAAGAAGTATCGGTTGATGTACAAGAAAACGTACTTACTATCAGTGGTCAAAAGATTCGAAAACTAGAAGATACAGATCTACAAGATCGTAGATACATTCGCAGAGAATTAAAACATAGTAGTTTTAAACGTAGTTTTACACTGGGTGATATCATTGATACAGACGAACCATTGGCTAAATTTGAAAATGGTTTGTTGACGGTCACTCTTAATAAGTTGAAACCAACGGTACCGACGAGTAAGAAAGTAAAGATTGATTAATTAAGATTCAATCAAGGTTATATTAACCCCGTTATTAAATTAACGGGGTTTTTATTTTATAGATATTTATATATATGATAAAATTTCAACATTTGGTACTATTTACTTCACTTTTGATAGCTGGATGCGCAGCTTACTTTAGTGTATATGGTATAGGACTATTATTCTCTGGCGCAACTATTGCTGCTATGGTAATGGCATCTTCTTTGGAACTCGGTAAACTTGTAACAACTTCTTGGTTATTTAGATATTGGAATAAATCTAATGTTTTGATGAAGACTTATATGATTGTAGCTATATTCGCTTTGATGGGTATAACTTCATTGGGTATATTTGGATTTTTAACAGCTGCTTTTCAAAAGTCATCGTTAGAAACAGAATTGTCCGTAAACAAAATCTCTACATTAGAAACTCAAAAAATTGAAGAAAAGTTAAAAATGGACTCTGTAAAAAAGTCTATTGAAAGAATTTATGCATTGAGAAGTTCTCAAGAATCTAGATTAACCGAAGTGTTAACTAATACATTAATAGCTAGAAATCCTATTCAATTGCAGAATATACAAAATCAAATTAATGATCAAATTGGAGACTTAAACAAACAATTGGAATCTGAAAATGAAAAGTCTAAATTATACGGAGATAAAGTTTCAAAAATCGACGGAGAAATTTTCAAGTTAAAAGTTGATAATAGTCAGAAAAAAGATATCACTACTTTTAAGTTTGTAGCTGATCAGTTTAGTACAACGATTCAAAATGTTGTTAAGTGGTTTATTGCTGTATTAATTGCAGTATTTGATCCATTGGCAGTAATACTACTATTAGCATATAACATTTCTTCCAATAGAGTTTACGATGAAGAAAAATCAGAAAGTATTCAAGAAAAAAAGGATGTTTCCGAAAATAAACCTGAACAAATCATCGTGGAAAAAATAGTGGAAAAGCCTGTTGAGGTTGAAAAAATAGTGGAAAAGCCTGTTGAGGTTGAAAAGATAGTGGAGAAAATAATAGAAAAATCTGCAAAAAAATCTACTGGTACAAGAGGAATGTTTAGTTTTTAAATAAAAAAATAATTTTTCTTTATTTTACTATATATGTAAATACACGTATATGGACGAAGAAGAAATTTTAAAATTATATAAGAATCTAAAACGAGGATTCGATTCATCTGATTGGGACTTAGTAGAAGAATCAATTGAGTATTTAACTGAATACATTGATTTAAACGACGAAGACGAAACGTTTGACGAATTAAAATAATGATATATGTTATATTAATAGTATTATTGGCATCACTAATATTGAATATTTTTTTATTAGTGGCTCTGAAAAAGTCTTTTGAACAAATAGACCAATTGGAGTCATGGTTATTAAACTTTAAATTGCTTGTAAAAAATACATATAATAAGTTGAAATTTGTTGATGAACGGGGTATATTTGTTAAAGATGATGATGTTGGCTTTTTATTTACTGATTTGCTTAATATCATCGAACTAACAAATAAAAGAATTCAAACTGATGATGATAAACCCACCGATATTAATGAAAAAAACAAAATTGAAACCTTCTAAAAAAATAAAGAAGATCGCTGTTATTAAAGACAGTGTTAAAAAAATTAAGAAAGTAGTAAAGAAGGTTAAATCGGTAAAAAAACCTAAAATTACTATCGATATTGTTATTACAAAAAAGGAAAAGATTCCTAAGACTCTTTCCAATATAGAAGTTCCAAGAACAATTCAAATGGAACATATATCAGATAACGTTTCTGAAACAGAAGAATCTGCGTTTGATGTTAACGGAGAACGTAAAAAACGTCGTGGTAGAAACAAGAAAGAAAAAATATATTTTTCTAAGAAAACCGAAGATGCTATCATTGAATACAACGCGGAAGAAGATGAAATCAAACGCAATATGATTTATGAAAATAAAATCAAATTTAGTTTTGACAAATTGGTTGAAAATATATTTAATACATTTAAATTCACTTATTTTGATAATAGTCCATTGGAGATTCAAAAAGAAACTGTTTCACATTTAGTAACGAATATTCATAAATTTCAAGCTGGAAAAGGAAAAGCATTCAGTTATTTTAGTATCGTAGCTAAAAACTATTTAATATTTCACAACAATAACAATTATAAAAGATTTAATCAACACGTAGATATTAGTGAAACGCCAAGCGAATCATCAGTTTGTTTACAAACAGAAGACGCACATCATAAAGATATTCAGACTCAAGAATTCATGAAGTTGATTGTAAATTACTGGGAATCAAATATAACTAAGATTTTTAATAAACAAAAAGACCTAAATATCGCTTATGCTGTAATTGAACTATTTAGAAACTGTGAAAGAATAGAAAACTTCAACAAAAAAACTTTATATTTGTATATTAGAGAATTGAGTAATTGTAAAACCCAACAAATAACCAAAGTTATCAACAAGATGAAAAGTTATCAAAATCTTGTAATGAGAAATTATAGTAATAGAGGAACATTATAATATCTAAATTATCAATAAAACCACTCCAATCGGAGTGGTTTTTCTATTTATAGGTATATGGACTTAAATTTTGAAATTTACAAAGGAAAGAATTTTTCTGGTCTTTGTAAAGATATAGTGAAAAATTCAGAGAATAAGAAAGATCAAATTGATATTTTGATCTCGGAGTTACGAACTTTAATTAAAACTGTAAATGACGCTGTAATCATAGTGCCTCTTATCAAAGATTACTATGATGTAGGAATTAAAAACGACGAACAGTTAGTTAAATTAGCAGCCGTGGTACAACGATTGGTTGCTAAAGGTGAAGCTACTGGAGAAGGACCAGCTATGATTTTAAGTGAAGATGAAAGAAAACAATTAATGGATGAGGTTATTACCATCAGCAAAGGAGCATAATGAGTACGAACGTATCAAGTATAGTTAGGTCATTAAATCCTTCCACTTCAACTGTTATGAATACATCTATTAGTAATGTAGATGCTAATTTTTTGAAATTGGCGGTTGTGGTTGATATTATTTTAGATGATAAGCATCCGTTTTTTGGAAAAACTTCAACGGATAAAAATTCACAGCCTCCTCCAACCGTAAGATATCAACAGATACCAGTGAATTATGATAACAAAATACCGGTAGCAACAGATACTGACTTTAGTTATATTGGAAGAGCTAAAATTCGTGTTTTAAGTGAGGAAAAACAAACTGCTTATGATAAGCTACCATGGGCTATTCCTTTAGACAACACTATTACTCAGTTTCCACTGTTAAACGAAACCGTTTTAGTCATAAAAATAGGAGACAACTATTATTATACAAAGCCATTTAATCGTTTAAACTTTTTGGGAACGAATGGAGAATTTATAACTGAAAAATCTAGTAGTGACGATGGTAAAAGTGCAATTGCATACTTACAACCCAAGAGCCGCAAAAGTTATGTAAGTCATCCAGCATTTATTAATCAAAATCAAACGGGGTATTTTGGCAACTATTTTATATGTAATCCATTCATACGTAGTATTCGTCAGTTTGAAGGAGACACTATACTAGAAAGTAGATTCGGACAATCTATAAGATTTAGTGCGTATGATGATAATCGTTCAAACGATAAAGGTGCTTATCCATCTTATGCTTTAAACGGAAATCTATTTAAAGATTCAGTTGATGGTGGATATGGAAATCCTAAACTAACTATACGTAATAGACAACGTAATATTGCTCAAAAAACCGCACAACAGTTACATCCTAAATTACCTCCTATACCTGCTATAACTGAAAAAGAAAAAAACTACGGAGGTCAGATTGATGAAGATATTAATAATGATGGTGGTACTATTCAGTTTACCAGTGGAAATACTTTAAGTACTTGGCAAACAACAGTATACAAAAGTATATTTGGGGTTAATAGTGAAAATAAGCCTACAGAAGAACAACCACGATTTAATCCTAAAGGATCAACATCTTTTAAGTTTCCCACTTTAGATCGTGATCAAATTGTAATAAATTCTGATAGATTAATATTAAGTAGTAGATTTGCAGAGACCCTACACTTTAGTAAAAAACGATATGCTGTAACTACCGATAGTGAATATACCGTTGATGCTAATGATCAGGTTGTTATCACTACAAATAATACTGCTACTATAAATGCTCCGCAAATATTTTTGGGTCAATACGGTGAAACTAATGAACCTGCTTTGTTGGGTCAAACAACTGTAGATTGGATGTATGATCTTTGCAATTGGTTGTTGGATCACGTACACTGGTATCATCACGTTCATCCACATCCACACGGTCACGTAGATGCTGGTAAAATTGATGCGGAAAATACGAATGATGCAAATCCAGATCAAACACAAATACCAGTACAACAAATTAAGCTTAAATTACTAAGAGATAATTTGCATAAAACGTTAAGTAGACGAGTATTTGTTACTGGAGGTGGATATGCTCCTGGTAGCAATGGAGTCAAACCACCTGGTAGTGGTGGTGAATGTAAAGACCCAGTAGAGATTAATACTGTTACAGGAGCTGGAGTTGTGGGTGATTTCAAAGGTAGAAATCGTCGTGAAGGTCCAGTACAAGTTGAATTTGAATTTGAGGATTAATATATGGCATTACAAGTAGTAGACATATTTGGCAATTTACAACCAGCAACTGGAAGAACTTTTCCAAAAAACTCTTTGGAAATAATTCCATATTTTAACAAATACAAAACGGGTGTGGGGGCAGTATTTAAAATAAATCCACAGGGCACATCTGTTAGTGATGATAATAAAATAAAGCCGGAGTCCTATCAATCGTTATATGAATTTTATAGTCCCACTGAATTATTGAATAATGGATATGCACAAATTGGAGATAATAAGTATATTAAAATTTATAAAAAATACGATAGAACTTTTCAATTTTTTCAAAATTATTTTACAGAAACATATACGCCGAAATCAGGAGGAACTCCTAAAACAAATGTATTCGTCGATTTGGAAAAATATCCTGCATTTAAAGAATATGTTGGAGATAAACTTCCATGTTTAGCACAATACGATGTTATCAATAATAAAATCCTATCAAATTTACAACTCTGGTTTAGGCAATATTTTAATATTCAAGCATTTAATCGGGAATGGGTTAAAGATACATATACGTTTGAGTTATTTTATAATAATGAAATTGATAGTATCAAGGGAACAGTAAGACGTGCATCTGAAGAAATTAAAAATAAAGTTTCTTCGGGTCAACTTGATAAGAAACTAGTACCAGATTGCTTTTTACCTGATCCTGATCCAGCATTACCAGGACCTCCTACACAAACAATTAATGGTGTAGCAAATAAAGCTCCTGTAGTAGATAATCCTAATTTAAAACTACCGTCCCAAGAAGTAAAGGGGTTAGACGCAAATGCAGCACAACAAGCAGCATCACAAGCGCAAGACGCAGCAAGTAATGCTGCGTCTCAAGTACAAAGTGCGGCCGGTGAATTGACTAGTCAAGTACAAGGCGCAGCTGGTCAAGCTCAAGGTGGATTGGAGGGAGCTGCTGGTCAAGCACAAGGTGCAATTGGTGGTGCTCAAGAATCCGCAGGAGGCGTACTTAGTAATTTATCATCTGGAGTTAAAGGTGCAATTGGAGGAGGAGCTTTAGGAGCTGGTATTGGAGCATTAGCCGGTGGTGGTAAAGGAGCATTAATAGGAGCCGGTGCTGGATTGGTAACGGGTGGAATAGCTGGTAGTGTTGTTGATAAACTAAATCCAAAAGGAATCAAACCAGATGGACTGGGTAAAGATTGGTCTCCAGATAAGTTTAGTCCCGAATCTATAGCTGGAAATGATAAATTTGTAAATGCTAAAACAGGTATGGTTGAATCCACATCTAATTTAGTTAAAGGATTAAAAGGCGGAATATTAGGTGGTGCTATTGGAGCCGGTGTGGGATCATTAGCTGGCGGTGGTAAAGGAGCATTAATAGGCGGATTAAGTGGTACCGCACTTGGAGCTGGATTATCTGTTGGTGGTGTAACGGGAGGAGTTTTAGCCGGTGGTGGGTTAGGAGCTGGAATAGGAGGAATAGTTGGGGGAGGAAAAGGTGCTGCAATTGGGGCTGTTACTGGAGGAGCCGTTGGAGCTTCGGCAGCTAAATTAGCTAGTGTCCAAAAAGGGATGCCTAAGCCAAATATACCAAAACCGCCTAGTACTCCACGTATCAAAACGGTTAAAATACCAAGACCATCTAACACAAAAGGATCAACAGATTTATTAAATTTACCTAAATCTCCGTTGGGTTAATAATTATATATAATAGTATGAAAATAGAAGTATTAAAAGAATTCATCAAGAAAACGGTACAACAAGAAGTACGCAATGTAATACAATCTGAAATTAAACTTCAATTGGCTGAAATATTCTCCAAAGAAGCTGTTCAGACCAAGAAAAAATCAGCTGATTCTGACTTGGAACAACAAATTCTCAAAGAGTTGGAAACTATGGAAGAATCATCTGTTATTGAAGAAGAAGTCAAACCGGCTAAAAAGTTTGTAAAGTATACAAACAATCCAATGTTGAATGATATTTTGAATCAAACTACAGGTGGAATACCACAAGAAGGCGGACTAGTAAGTATGATGGGTGGTCTTGATGTAGGTAAATCTCAAGTAATTACTGAAACAAAAGCTCCAGAAAATGCTCCCGAACCAGTAAAGAGTGTTTATAGTGCTATGAACAGAGATTATAGATCACTAATGAAAGCTGTGAATAAAAAACGTGGTGAAAAGTAAAATAAATGGCTACTCCAACCAAATCTATAGGTTTATCATTACCAATACAACTTGGTGATCAGGGTTATTTTAGTACAAATAAAGATACTATCTCACAGATTGGTACAAATATTCAAAATTTATTGTTAACTATTCCTGGAGAAAGAAGATTTAATAATACATTTGGATCTGGATTATACAATTTATTATTTAATAATATAGGAGATGATATATCAAATGATATCATTATTGATGTAATTCAACGTGACGTTGACAAATTTATGCCTGGCACAACAATATTGAAAGTGGAACTATCTCCAATTCAACCAGATAATAATAGTAAAAATTCGATATTTATAAGTATTACCTTTAGATATAACAATACTGTGGGTGAAACCGAGTTTAACTTGGAAACTAATAAAATCTAATGTCAACGCTAATTAACAAAACATTTGACGCGAATACAAAAGATGTAAATTATCTTAATAGAGATTTTACGTCTTTACGTCAACAACTAATTGATTTCACAAAACAATACTATCCACAAAGTTATAAAGATTTTAGTGAAAGTTCTCCAGGTCAAATTTTTATAGACCAAGCGGCTTATGTTGGAGATGTATTATCTTACTATACAGATCAGCAATTCTTCGAAAGTTATATTCAATTTGCCCAAGATCGCAGAAATATTATAAATTCTGCTAAGTATTTGGGTTACAAACCAAAAGTTTCGTCAGCATCTTCATCCGATGTTGACGTATTCCAATTATTACCATCTATTCGTACCAGAGATAATGAATATCTTCCGGATGAACGTTATTGTTTGATATTACAACCATTTTCACAACTATCTAGTACGCCAGGAGTTAATTTCGTAATAGAAGAAAGTATAGACTTCAGTCAAGATACTAAATTTTCGCCTAGAGAAATATCTGTGTATAGTCGCGATAATACAGGTGCTCCTCAATTTTATCTAATCAAGAAAGCAGCTAAAGCTTATTCTGGAACGGTAATTACTAAACAAGTTAGTGTAACAGATCAAGTGCCTTTTTATAGTATAACATTAGATGAAACGAATGTTCTTAAAATCATAAGTGTCGTTGATAGTAATAATAATAATTACTACGAAGTAGATTATTTGGCTCAAGACACAATTCCAATTGAAGTGGATAACGTGCCACTAAACAATCAAACTTTATCTCCATATAGAAGTGAAACTCCAAAAATTCTAAAGTATTTAAGAACGGAGAAAAGATATGTTACGGTTGTTAATGAGAATAATCAGACTACTTTACAATTCGGCGCAAATACTGAGAATTTTGAAAATACTATTGTTATACCAAATCCAACTAATGTTGGGGCAGCATTATCTAATTTAAAAAATTTAAATATCTCATTGGATAATACCAATGTGTTAAAAGAAAAGTCGTATGGTATGTCTCCATCTAATACGACATTGACTATAACGTATGTTATAGGCGGAGGTTTAAATTCAAACGTAAACTCTGGGGAAATTAACAAGATTTTAGGAATTTCTTATTTAAATGATACTACATCATTAACTGACAGTGAAGTTATATTATTGAATACTATAAAAAATTCTTTAAGAGTAAACAATATAGAGGCTGCTACAGGCGGCGATGATGCTGAATCCGACGAAGAAATTAGACAAAATGCAATGTTGAATTTTTCCACACAAAATCGTATGGTTACAGAAGACGATTTCTTGTTGAGAGTTTATGCATTACCACCACAATTAGGCAATATATCTAAAGCGTTTGTACAAAGTAATTTGACTAGAGAAGTTCAATACACTGGATTGATTAATGGCGTTTTAAATACAGAAAATAATTCGACTGTAAATTTATCTCCATTAAATCCTCTTGATAGAAAGAAATTTTTACAATCAAATAGTCCATTTACCAATAATTTGTATTTACTTGGATATGATGTAAATAAAAATCTAACACAAGTAAACCCAGCAACTCTTCAAAATTTAACCACATATATTCAGAATTATAAGATTCTGACAGATAAGATTAATATTATCGATGGTTATATAATAAACATTGGAGTTGAATTTAAAATAACTGTATTTAAAGGGTTTAATAAATCCGAAGTATTAAATAATTGTATACAATCTGTAAAATCATTTTTCGATATAGATAAATGGAGTTTTAATCAACCGATAAATTTAAGTCAAATAAATTTCGAGATAATGCAAAATGAAGGCGTTCAATCCGTGAGCGACATTCTTATAAAAAACTTAACTATTGATGATGGTAATTATTCTTCCGTTGCATACAATATTAGTATAGCAACACAAAATAATATAGTGTATCCTCCAAAGGATCCTGCTGTATTTGAAGTTAAGTTTCCAGACTCTGACATAAAAGGACTTGTAGTATAATATGCACACATTTATTTATCCATCTCAAGATACCTACATAAACAATTCTCCTAATTTTGTCAATAAAAATTTTGGTATTGATGAAATATTAGAAATTTATGCCTCTAATAAAGGCACGACGACTGTATACACAGATCCGAACTGGCACGCAGCTCCGATTACTGCGTCATCTTATGGTAACGAAGGTTGGTTAGCTTATACCACCTCTTCTTTATTTATTTACTCTGGAAGTAAGTGGTATGCTTTCAATCTTACATCTTCTGTAATACCGAATACATCATTTATTGCTAATTTTACAGGTAGATTGTCCAATATAACTACTAACCCAAAACGACCACTTTATATTTCTGGATCAGCTAATTACGCATCCGGATCATTTACAGGTAGTATGAATATAACAAGTTATTCGTTCTTTACAGGTAGTTGGAGTACAGGTAGTTTTTCTGGATCTGTAAGAGTTGGTAGCTTTTTTACAAAATTAAAAGTAAACAAACGGACATATACAACAAGTCCGTTAACGTCATCTTTGACAGGTACAGGCAGCTTTAAAAATTTAAGAGGGAAACTATTAGGCAAATCAAATACAGGCATACCGTGTAACTCCAGTTTTTATTCTCCAGTAAGAGCTTTTAATTCAGGATCGTTTACAGGAAGTTTTAGTGGTTCAAATTCTAAGTTATATATAGAAACTTTAACTTCCAGTAAATTGTATTACACAGATGTCACAAATTTTGCTGGTTATTTCAAAGGTAAATATAGTGGATCTTTTACTCGTCCGTCTACAGCAACATATTTGAACTATCCTGAGTTTTCTAGAACGCTTGTTAAGTTTGATATAAATGAATTGAGTAAATCTATCTCAAACAATAATATTAGTGGATCTAATATAAAATTCACTTTAAATTTAAAAGCTTGTGGGTCCAGAAATCTTCCATTAAATTATAGTATATATGCTTATCCTATAAGTCAAAGTTGGGAAAATGGTAATGGTAGATACGCGGATAATGGATCACAACTAGGGTGTAGTTGGTTATATAGAAACTATGATGGAAGTGGGTTATGGTATGGAAATTCTATATCTAATACTTATCAACAAGTAAATTATCTATTATCATCTTCGTATTCAAGTGCTAGTTTTCAAAATCAAGGGGGTACTTGGTATTATAAAGTACCAGCTTCTTACACAAATAAGCCAAAATGGATTTGCAATTCATCGAAGTATCCATCTTTGGTAAATGCAAGTTTAATTTGTAGTCAGTCATTTAGTTACGGACAACAAAGTGACGTTACTATGGATATAACCAAAATCGTTAGAGGATGGTTATGTGGTTGTGTTCCGAATCAGGGACTTATGTTATTAAGTTCTTTGGAAATTTCGACTCCTCCATTACAACCAACAAATGGACTACTACAGTTTTTTAGTAAAGAAACAAATACTATTTATAGTCCATATATTGATGTAGCTTGGGATGACAGTGTATTTAGTACCGGAAGTTTGAAACCTGTTTCAGGATCAATTCAAAATTTAATTACATTGAATTACTTAAAAGAAGCTTATAAAGCCGGAAGTTTACCAAAAATATTTGTATTCGCTAGAGATAGATATCCGTTGAAAAACTTCCAAAAAGCTTATCAACAGCCATCCATGGTTACTCCGAAGTATCTTCCTACTAGCTCTTATTATATGATTAAAGATGCTGAATCAGAAGAAGTTTTAGTTGGATTTGATCAATATACAAAGTTAAGTTGTGATCCAAATCAAGGTAATTATTTTAAATTACAAACAACCGGATTGCCACAAGAAAGATATTTGAAAATATTTATAAAATCGGAATATCAAGACGGTACTGTAGATATTACAGACACTCAAAAAATATTTAAGATAACAAGATAATATGGCGGATATACAATTAAACTATGATGTGGCTACAGATGAAGTTTCTAACTTTAAAAATTTTGGAGACTTCGTAAATAATTTAGATTCTTTTGGAAATTTCCAATTGGTATTTTCTGTAGCTCAGTCCGTCAATGGAAACGTTAATTATGTTAAAGTTCCATTGAAAACATTTGTGTACAACGAGAATAAAATCATTGATGCGAATACAGTTGACTTTACCGAACTTCAAACTGTTCAACAAGAAGAGAAACGTAATGTCGCTGAAGTTTTGGATCAATATAACACTCTACTTGAGGAAAATAGAATTCTTAATCAGACGGTTAATGAACTGGTTGAAAAGTATGAGAACAATGATGATAAACAAGTGATCGCAGAACAAAAGAAAACAATAATAAATCTTCGAATTCAATTGGGTCAAGGAAATGTTCCTTCAGACTTTGCTGATGATTTTCCGTTTTTACCACTAGTATAATATGCCTTACGATTATTTAACAATTAATGAACTTGATCTTGCTAATGGTATAGCAAGTGCTTCGTATTTTCAACAAGATTTACAATCTTTATACGAACAACAAGTTTTAAACTCTGAAAACTTTTTCGGAGATACAAATGATGATATATTAGAATTAAGTGTTTATAATAGTAATCAAGAACCAATTCTTTTTAACAGAGTAATACCAAAAACAACATACAGTATTGTACAATCATCATATAAAGATGTAAATGATGTACCACGAACATATAGAGTTGCCAATCCATTTACAAATTATGCTTTATATGGCAATGAATTGTTATTACACAGTCAATTCGATCTTAAGTTCGACGAATTGAGTCCCGGTTTGTATTATGTTCTATATAACCCAATTAGAAATATTGCTGGTAATACGTCTAATAGATTATTCATAAAAGAAATCTCTCCTAGTCGAACTGAGTTAAGATTATCTTATGCATTTGATCCAAATATCAGTGAAGCTAACAGAATAGATTCAGTAAAAATCTCAGCATTTGCGGATAAAAAATTTGTTTTTTTACAAGTAATCGATGATATTATTCCCATCGTAGATAGAAATCCTATAGATGAATCTTTTAATGCCAATTTTTCTAATTTCAATTATTTGAAATACGCACAACTTCTCGGATTTAAGTCTTCGGCTCAGTTGCAAGAATTTATTAACTCTGTCTATGTTGGATACAATAAAGTTGTTAATTTATCTAATGATCCCAATACGGTAATCAGTGAAAATATAAAATTTGCAGGAATTGCAGAACAAATAAAAAACTTTGTTTACACTTACAACGAAACTGAATTTTCCGAAGATGAAATCTTGACAGCTATTTCATTGATCACGGCAAAAGTAAGTCAAGACGCAATATTACAAAGAACAACTTTGACTGATGTAGATCTTGCTGAAACAATAAATGTATTTGTCGAAATTGCATATAGATATTGGTTACAACCAAAAATTACAGAATTATTAAATGATTATAGTCTGAAGTTTTATGCATTTTATAAGAACGCATTAAATTTTGATAATGGGAATTTAGTAAAAATATTAACTCACACAAGTTATTTAAATGTAGTAGACAATCGTATAAATGTTCAGATTAAGTTGGATAGTCCACTTCCATCTGAGTATTCTATAAGAGATACCTGTTGGATCTCCAACATTTCATTGGCGCCGTTGTATTTTAAAGTTAATTTATATACCGCACCAGTTTCACGTAAGGTTTATTTAAACAGTGTCAATTTTACAGTAGCCGTACCATCTGTTAATCCAACGAACGACAAGTTTAATGCAACGGATAACAATACATTATTCGCCGCTAAAGCTAGAACTCAACAAAAAATAAATGATTTATTGATCGATTATAATGATTTTAGTAATTTTATTAATTTTTCTTCTGCTGAATTAAGAACTAAGATAGCTAAAAGCAAAATCTCTAAATATGATTCCTATGAAACTTCAAAGAGTCAAATTAAGAATCAAGCATCTACAACGTCTAATACTTCGATATCAGCGTCATATTCCAATGACTTTAACAGAATAACAAACGAACAAATTTCTTTATTAGATAGTTTAGATGAATATGAATCTTATCTGTTTTATTCTCCATCTAGTATAGATCAGAAAATAGAAGATGGTATAAGCTTCGATAAAAGTAATTACAATTCTTTATTCTATCAATTGCCGGATTATATTAAAACAGAAGAAGCTAATGCTGATTATATAAAGTTTACAGCAATGGTTGGTCATTTCTTTGATAACATTTTAGTTTTTGTTAAGAAGTTTCCGAAAGCTTATCCAATTAATTGGAATGATAACAATAGTTATCCAAAAAATTATATAGAAGAATTATTAAACAATTTCAACTGGGATGTTACTAATTTTAAGTTTAACAGGAGTGATGTAAATCAATTATTGTTTAATAATACACAGATGTCTGGAAGTTTATCTTCCTCATATTTTGATTATGCTAAATCTATATTTAACCGAATAACTAATAATTTAAGTTACATATATAAAACTAAAGGCACATCTACCTCATTTAATTTGATTCGATCAATTTTCGGTGTATCTTCGGATTTGATTAACGTCGTGGAATATAGTAGTCCAAACATATTGATAAACAAAAATGTTTATTATGACTTTGATGATATAATTTACGCTACCAAGTATAGCAACAATCAATATATAAATTTTAATTTTACAAGTAGTGAATATAAGTATTTTGTGGGACAACAATATACAAGTGGAAGTACATATCCACCAACGCAGTTGACAAGATCTGTAGTAGAAAGATTTACCGGAGTATCAACTGTAGAAATGTCATTCAGATCTAATGAATGGGATAAATACAATTACAAAGATAAAATTCCATTAATAAAGAAGACAAGAAACAAAAACTTAGATTGGCAAATTTATTTGTACAAGACCAAACAAAAAGAATCTGCAAAATTAATTTTTGAACTTTGTCCTATTGGTTCCACACAAATTACGTCTAGTATTGAAAGCATAGAAATGCCTTATTTTAATGGAGATTTCTATACGTTTATGTTGAGAAAGCAACCAAATGATAATATTATTTTTGATGCATTGCCTATTGTTTCTCAAACATATAATCAAACTCAATCATTAAGTTCATCGGCGGCCGAAAAGTATGTTCCACACACATACACATTGACTGTCAATCAATATTACGGAAGTCAACTTAACTTCACGGATAGAAAAGATAAGACGATATTGTACGATCAAACTCAATATTTTTCATCTGGAAGTTATTATGTAGGAAACTTTTCATCTTCAATTCAATTTTATGGAAATATCGATAAAATAAAAGTCCAGAAATATGCATTAAGTGATTCTGATTTTCAAGAACATTCTTATAACTTAAATTCGATTTCTATACCAGAAAAATCTTTGGTTTATGAAAACATGTATTATCTATGGAGTTTTGATACTCCTGTAAACTTGTGGGGATTTCCATCGGTTATATTAAATCAAAATAATAGATATAATAGTAAATTTTACGCTTATAATTTTAATCAAAATACCGTACAACGAGGATCGCCATATTGCGATTCAATATCAGCCGATATTTTCCCATATCAATTTGAGAAATTTAACATCAAACAAGCTATAAATTCAAACAGATTTGGGCCAAATTATAAAGATAATGCTAATATTAATAAAATCACTCAAGATGTAAGTTCTAATTTGGTACCATATGAATACTCTACATATACAAAAGACATAATTGGAAGTGATTCTAATTTAGTAGGATATTATATTTCGCCATATCGATATTTAAATGAAAATATCGAAGACTTTTTAGGAAAAGAAGGTATATCTGATATTATAGGAGATCCTAAATATCTTACTTCAAGAAACTATCCTGAGTTGAAATTGAGACAAGCTGAATTTGCTGCTGCAAATAAAAAGTATATATATCCTCAAGAATATTATAGTACTTATAAGTTTTATATTGATTTTTCAATATTTGATTTTGTTAAAAATTTAACACCTTCTCGCAGTACTTTAAAAACTGGACTTTTATTGGAACCTTCTATACTTGAACGTGTTAAATTCAATTATAAAGATGCAGACTTCACTGCATTAAATCCAAATAGTACATCCAGTTTGATGACTTATTTAATTAAACCATTCTTTTCATGTTCATTAATAGATACGGTTAACTCATCAAGCAACACAGTAATAAACATTTCTTCTGTTAACGGAATTCAAACAGATCGTGATACATATAACTTTTCGAGATTTGAGATCAAAGATAAAGTGGATGATAGAGATTTTATATTTGCTAAATATGGAAAATATATATTTGTAAATACAAATGGATATAATGTACGAAATACAATAAATTATTCTGAGAATGATTATTATCAATCTCACAATAATACGGGATCTGTTGTAACATTTACATCAAGTTATAAATCTGTACAGATTATTGGCTCTGGCTCAGGAGATTTAAATAATCAAATTACGGGTAGCAATTCTCTGAAGGACATCTATTACGGAGAAATGAATAGTGGATATTCTCAACGACACTTGAGTAAATTTGTACGTATTGGAAGTAGATTAAAAAGACAAGCGGTTTCCGGATCATATTATACTATAAGCAATGGGATAAAAACATTATCTAGTGGCAAATTATCATACTACACTTATACAAAAGGTCAAAATGACTATACCACAACCGTAAATCGAAAAGGTTTACCAAATGGATCATCTCCTATTATATCAATACCAGGATATTTGGCAGTTGATATTGAAAGTGATAATTTCCCTAAGTATGGTATTTTAACCGGATCAATTGGATCTCCAAATAGCTTGTTTATACAACAACCACTAACATGTTCTACATGTACCAGTGCTAGTATGAATATGTATATTATGAATTTATAATATAATTTTTGATTAAAAACCGAAAACACTTGATAATTATTTATATATGGCATATCTTAATAACAACGTTCTCACTGTTAACGCGATATTGACGAAAAAAGGTCGTGAAGTATTGGCAAAAACAGGTGGATTGAACATTACAGCATTCGCTTTAGCTGACGACGAAATCGACTATACACAGTTTAACCCAAATCATCCAATGGGCAGTGCATATTACGATATAGCTATTCGCAATACTCCCGTAATGGAACCAATCACAGATGAATCTCAAATCATGAAGTATAAATTGGTTACATTGAATGATGGAGTAACATCTGTGCCAACCATCAACATTGCTCCTCCATTAATTTCTGTACCACGTACTTATTCAGCCGCAATTGATATTATTCCAAGTACAACTCCAGTTTATAACGTAACACTTGGTTATACAGCAATTCTATCCAATAAAAACGTAGGTACTTTAGTAGTCACTGAAACAAATAGTTTAAACTCTACCTCAGCAACTATTCCAACATTTACCGGAGATTTAGCGTCACAAGCTTCACAGGTTGTTATAGGTAATAAGTTTAGATTTATTCCAAATAGTTCTTTGTCTAAGACAACCACAACTAACATTACCATTATTGGAAATGAAAGCGGAGGAAATTCTTCAATCAATGTAACTGTCAGTGTTCCTACCACAACTTAATAATATATGATATTCACACCATTTACTCCAGACGATATAGTATCAGGAAGAATTAACCAAGTGTCATCGGGTATGTTTGGTACTGGTAGTTTAACAGTAGCTCAATCATCTTTCGTATCATCATCCGCTCAAGCAAACGTCATGACTGGATCCGGCCCATTCGACGTAAGAAATGCTCAGTATTATATTGACATTTATAGCGGCGGAGATCAATATTTTGCCATTGCTTATGGAGATTATTATAATTCGGGTAGTAGTTATTTTGATTGGACAGGACAATCAGTAGCAAAAGTATATACAAATGAAACTAAAGTTATTTACTCTCAGTACAAAAATACACTTCTGCAACCAGGAGATACATTCTTTAGTTTTGCCTCAGGTAGTGTGGATTCTCCAACCGATAGTTCCGCAATCTTCGTACTAAATTATGTAGCTGATAAATTCCAAGATCAAATTGATCCAGGCCAAATTCAATTAAATTTTACTGGCGCTTTAGGTCAATTCTCATATATCGACGATTCCCAAGTTGTAAATACACAACAAAATGTATATAATTTGATTTCAGGATCCATTATCAATGGCGTACCAACGCCATTTACTAAAGGAGGAACTGTATCCGCTGTTTATGAAGGTATCGGATTATTCTATCCAACAAATGGTGTTGTTATATTGAATGCACTAAAGTTGGACGCAAAAGTTGGTATTACTGGAAATCCACCAGAAATTACCAATTCCAGAACAACTAATCAATACTCAGTTAACTGGAAAAGTTATTGGAGAGATTGGTTGCGTAAATTCTATTTAAGTCTCAGAAGATCAAATAAAAATATGGCAGTTCGCAAATCGGAATTTGTTCCATCTACGAATTACTTTGTAAGAGTTAAAAACAAAGAATTTAATTATAGTAATAACCCAACGTTTGTTTCGGATGGTACTGATGGACAAACAAAAGGTACTATTATATATCCAGAACTGATTAGCAATCCACGTACTTATATTACTACAATTGGGTTATATGATTCTAATAACGAATTATTAGCCGTGGGTAAATTAAGTAGACCAACGCAAAAATCATTTGATAATGAATTGCTAATTAAGTGTCGTATTGATTTTTAATCTAAATATGTTTAAATCTTCCTATTTATATTGGGATGATTAAATTTCTTAAAAATCAAGACATACAAATCACTACATTTTCAGTAGCAAAAGAGAAGATTGCTAATAATATTTTCTCTGACTTGATATTGGCAAGTGATGAAACTTATAATTTTCCATTGATTATTCCTATATCGGAATGTGATTATAATTTTAATTCTTTATCTACTGGTTCATTTGCAACAGTTAATGATGGATCTTGCGATGACTCAATAGAAAATGATGATGGATTTTTAGCATGTTCACCAATAAATAACGAAAACAATCCACAATTCCAACTTGGCTTAAAATTGCCAACTGGATCCGTATTTTATCCAGTAGATAGCATTTACTATAATACCCAGACAAATCCAACCAATTTAGACGGAACATATCAGGGTCAAGTTTATAATACTATTAAAAAAATGTATTATAATAATTACAACAATTCTTATAATATTTTTGGATTCGATAGTTATGATACGTCTAACGCCAAATTGAATTTGGATGATAAGTTTATAAGTTATACATTAAATGTTACTCAGAGTGGAGATAGAATTAGACCATTAAGTGTGTTAATTACCAATCAGACCGGCGATATAGTCGCTGATATTTTAGACGATGGTAATAATAATTTATATTTGTCCGGATCATATTTTATCAGTGATTTTGAAATTTATTCAACTAATACGCAAAGTGTAGTTAATTATGGCATAACAGGTTTAGGACAATATTTGTATTATGGATCAATATCCACATAAGTATATAAAGTATGAATTTGGAAAATATATATAACCAAAATTACGGCAGTGTAGTAACTACCAATGGAGATCTTATTGCGGTAGGCAATCCTCCATCGGACACATATACTGCATGTGAAGGTTTTAGTAAAATAGGACAAGTTTTTTTGATTAAAAAAGATAATTTTAAAACAAACTATTCTATAGCCGGAATATTAAAGAAAACAATTTTTCCAGAAAATGGAGCATTAGTTCCATATTACACGGAACAAAGTTCTAGTGCAGCATTAACCGCGTCTTTTATAATTGAAAGCGGATCTAAAAATGCCACTCTATCCAATTGTAATTTTATAGTTGTAGAAACAGCTAACTTAAAAGTAAATCAATCTAATTATGGATCTGCTATTGATTTATCTACATACTTTTTAGCAGTCGGGGATACAGGAGTGTCATCTAGTTATTACTTGGGCAATTCAAATAATTTTGCATGTGTAGACATATTTAAAATCAATCCTAATTACACATTTGATAATACTAAAGGAATTATTGCCGATTCGCCGGAGAATTCAGTACCCGTTGATCAATATCACATAAGTGATGTGCCGATTTGTACTATCACAGGATCAATTAAAGATAAATTCGGAGGATCAGTATCTATCACCAATAATTATTTAGCCGTTGGATCTCCTTATTATAATAACGGTCGTGGAGCAGTTTACATATATAAATATACAGACGCTGATTGTACATATTCTCTTCAAAAAATATTAAGTTGTAGTGTCGTTAATTATCCACATCAATATGGATTTGGATATTCAATTTGTTTAGACAAAAAAAATGAAAATACATTAGTAGTTGGAAGCAATCAACTATCTCAATCTAATGTCTATTTATTTTTTAATTCAGGATCTTTAAATAATTGGAAATTAAGTCAAGTATTATCTCAGAACACAAGTTCACAGTATTGTACTATACAAAATACGAATTTTGAATTAATTCCAAGTGGAAGTCAAGTTAATAGTAGATATGGATATTCCGTTTCATTATACGATACGATTTTAGCCGTAGGCGCTCCAAATGATTTGGTTTATTGGGAGTACTCAGGATCAAATGTTTTGAGACAACGTGGTTCTGTTTATGTGTATAACAACCAACAGTGTCCAGATGACGTTAACAGTGGATTTCAATTATTGAATAAATTATATGGAGACGACGTAACATTTAAAGATAATTTGTTTGGATATTCTGTTTCTGTTTATAATAAAAAAATATTGATTGGATCTCCAAAACCGTATTTTCCATTTAGTTCGTTATTCATTTCTAATTCTATAAATTATTATGATAAAACGTTCAATCAATATGACTTTGGAGAATCAACATATTGTGGACAAACGTTACTTTATAAAGTAACAGAGTCGATTGTAAACGGAAAAATATTCGGTTCTTCTTTGATTAATCAAATGACAACTGATCCTATATCGAAACGAAAAGAAATAGGAAAACCATTTACAGCTTATGGTTATTCAGTATCAGTCTCAGATACAAATTTAGTAGTTGGATCGCCAATTCCGTTGAACGACGATTTCTATTTATCCGCTCCGTTGATAACTGAATCAGGCAGTAAATCTGATTTAACGTATCTCCGTACATCATCATATCAAAGTGACGATTGTTATATCACTTCTAGTTTTGTTTATTTACAGATGGAAGACTGTCTGAGTTGTGATGGATCGGTGCCTATTTCAGGTGCATTTTCAGGTGCATGTGATAATCTGATAGTATTTGTTGACGAACAAGGAGAATACTCATATGCAGCTAGTAAAATATTCGGTAAATCATACATTTATGACATGTCTGACTTACAAACAAATTTTAATGTTGGAAATGTATTTTATAACAATAATAAGTTGATAATAAATAATACAGGAAGCATATTAAACAACTTAACACTTGATCCAACCGATACAAATAATACCTATTTGTATATGAAATATAACAGTCAGATAACATTGCATGAAAAGCAATATATCTGTAGCGTAGAGCCAGGCGAATTCAATGTTTCAACAAATCCAACTGCTATCACATCATCCGCATTTGATTACGGAGTTATTAATACTGAGACATTTAATTTTGATAACTTGGATATAATTCTAAGATACATTAATACCAGAATTACGGTTAATAACTCAGAAAAATGGTGGGATAATTTTGTGTCCGGTGATATCGACGAGTCGATTTTCAACTTTTACTCTTCGTCTTATACAAATTATCAAGCAAATAGATTAACAAACGAATTAAAATCTAAATGTAGTACGTTGAACTTTGATGTCAATGGCGATGGCACGGCTAACTATCAAGACGGAACAATTATTTGGAAGTATTTTATTCAGGATTTTACGATAAATAATTATCAGAATTATTTGAATCCGCGTTGCAGACGTAATAATTACAATGACATGGTTTCTTTCTTGGACCAGAAAACAGGGAAGTTGATCAAAAAATTTGTAAAACAAGAATTTTTTGGATATAACTATAGTAGTTCGTTGGATCCAACTGGATCTTATTTGGCTCCATATATAACATCAGTTGGATTATATAGTGGTGCGGAATTGGTCGCTATAGCTAAATTAGCTCAACCAATCAAAAATACTGGCGAGATTCCTATTAATATTGTGGTTAAATGGGACACTTAATTATATTTATTATAAAATAGACATTTATGGCAACAATCGCTTCAGATACTTCAAAAATTAATCGTACATCATTAGCTAAAGGATTAGGAGATCTTTATCTTTCTAAATCTCCAGCAGGAGGAGCATTTTCAGCATATGATGCTGGATCTAACACTATGATCAAGGGTGTTAGTGCTCCATATGGATTTACTCAGAAGTCAGTAGATTATACCGTTAATCCTGGATTTAAAGTTGGAGCTAATACAGGTACAGAAAACTTTAATAGCAAAGCTTTGAATTATAGCGATAAAACAAGCAACGGACCTGTATTAACTTCCGGAGTAAATAAAATTTCTACAAACTGGAACGGTCAAGCATCACTTCAAGACGCTTTATATACTAAAGATCCTGGTTTTAGATTAAAAACCCCATTAGGTGCAAGTCAATTCAAAGATGTAGCAGGTCAAAGAAGTTTAGAATTATCTAGATACGTCAAAGGTTTTAATAGTAACAAATATACTAACGGTTCATTTGTCCGTTAATATATATTCTAAATGGTTATATTAGGATTGGATTCATCAACATCAGTAACAGGCTGGGCATTTAGTAAAGACGGAAAAGTCTTAGATGCTGGTTATATTGATACCAAAAAGTTTGAAACAACAAAAGAAAAAACTTATTTTGTTATATCTGAATTAGAAAAGAATCCGTTAATTAAAGATATTACCGTCATTAATTTAGAAGCCGCTCTAAGTAGTTTTGCTGGTGGTTTTACGTCACAGCAGGTGATTATTACTCTAGCTAGACATAATGCCGTCTTTTCATATATTATTGAAGAACACTTTAAAGTCAAGGTAAATCTGTTATCTGTTAATACCATGCGTAAACAGTTATTTGGTAAATGTAGAATTAAAGGCGTTAAATCAAAACAATTTGTAAAATCAGAACTAGAATCACTTTGTCCAGACGTAATTAAATTTACTGTTCTTAACAAAAAGGGTAATTGGGACGAACGTAACGGTGACATGTATGATGCTGTGGTAGCTAGTTTATATAAAAATTAAAAGACTTGATTTTATTTAAATCATCTGTTATTCTGAGATGAAATGATTAATAGTTCGGTTATAGAAACACTTTCAAAGTTGTTTAAGCAAAAACCACACGTACAAAAAGGTGGCGCTGAAATACTTGTGTTTTGCACAAACTGCAATCATCACAAACGTAAACTGAACATTAATACTACAACTGGATATTATCAGTGCTGGGTATGTGGGTTTAGTGGTAAGAGTTTTACATCTCTTCTTAAGAAACTAAAAGCTTCATCCGAATACTATCAGATTTTATGTAAAAATAAGACAAGAGTGAGTTATGTTTCTGAAGAGAAAAAAACACTCATTTTGCCAGATGAATTCAAACCGTTATGTAAATCAAGTGGCGATGTAATATACAAACATGCACTTAATTATTGTTTTAAAAGAAATTTAAGTATACATGAAATTGTACGGTACAATATCGGATATTGTACATCCGGTCAATTTGCTAATAGAGTAATAGTGCCATCATATGATAAAGATGGAAATTTAAATTTTTATTGTGGTAGAGACTTTTATAACAGTAAACTCAAATATAGACTATGTGATGGTAGTAAAGATATTATAGGATTTGAATTGTTTACAGATTTTACCAAACCAATCACTATCGTTGAGGGTCCATTTGATGCTCTTTCTGTAAAGTATAATGTTGTGCCTTTATTTGGTAAAACCATGTCTCGGAAGTTAAAAATGAAACTAATGGAATATAGACCGCCATATGTAAATGTTTTGTTGGATAATGATGCTTTGGGATCTAGTTTGAAAATCTGCGACTTTTTAATTTCTAATGATATTGAGGCTCGTCTAATTTTGCTAGACGGAAAAGATCCAAATGAAATAGGACATATAAAAACTTGGCAAACCATCAGCAGCAGTGTTATAATGGATGAGAGTCTACTATACAGATATAAATTAACAAATAAACTATGATCGTATTAAAAAATACCGACGATAAAATAAATTGTGTGATGCATGTTGCGGATATTCATATTCGTTTGACAAAACGACACGATGAGTATACATCTGTATTTGAAAGATTTTATAATGCATTAGACAAAGCTAAGACTTTAAATGCAATCTTAGTTATTGCTGGCGATGTTTTTCATAATAAATCAGATTTAAGTCCTGAATGCGTTAAAATTGGAAGCGACTTTCTAAAAAGTTGCGCGGATCGTGTGCCGTTAATTTTAACAGCTGGTAATCACGATGCTACGTTAGCAAACAAGTCAAGATTAGATTGTTTAACTCCAATTGTACAGGCATTAAATCACCCAAATCTTTATTATCTAAAAGATACCGAAGTATATCGTTATCAAAACATCTTGTTTAATAATTTCAGTGTATTTGATGATTCCGATAAGTATATTCGATATAAGGATATTCCATCTAAACATCGTGTAGAAACCGATCATCACATTGCGTTATTCCACGGTCCAGTAAACCACGCTGTTACTGATGTTGGATACACTGTAAGTAATCGTGCTATTACAAATGAACTATTTGATGGACATCACATTGCAATGTTAGGTGATATTCATAAACATCAAATCCTACAAGAATATGATGAAAACGAAAGTAAGCCGATAATTGTATACGCTGGATCTATGATCCAACAGAATCATGGCGAAGACCTTAAAGGTCATGGGTTTTTGATGTGGGATTTAAAAAGAAAAGTTTATAAACACTATGAACTAAAGAATGATTATGGCTTTTATACAATTGAAATCAATAAAGGTAAGTTGGTAACTGATATCAGTGACATCCCAAAGAAAGTTCGCATTCGTACACTTTGTTGTGAATCTATTCCATCTCAGGTAAAAGAAATTATCAATGAAGTTAAGAATAAGTGTGATATTATTGAGACCACATTTAATCGAATTGATGAACCCACAACAGATTTGACTTTAAAATCTGGTCAAATATTTGATATCCATAATATCTTTGATGTGGACTATCAAAATAAACTAATTGAAGAAAATCTTTTATCAAAGAGTGTTTCAGCTGATCTGATTTATAAAGTTAAAGAGTTGAATAAAAATATTAATTTGGAAATACCAAAAGATAAAGCTCCAAAGAATATTCGTTGGAAGCCAAAGATTTTTGAATTTGATAATATGTTTAGTTATGGTGAAGGAAACTTAATTGACTTTACCAAATTGAAAGGTACAATTGGACTATTTGCACCTAATGCCAGTGGTAAGTCTAGTATTATGGATGCGCTTGCATTTTGTGTTTTTGATAAGTTCAGTAAGGGTTACAAAGCATCACACGTGCTTAATACTCAAAAAATGAGCTTTCGTTGTAAGTTTAATTTTGAGGTAAATGGAGTTGATTATTTTATTGAGCGTGAAGGTAAAGCAGACAAGAAAGGAAATGTCAAAGTTGAAGTCAAATTCTACAAAAAAGAAAATGACAAAGAAGTTCCATTGAACGGAGAAGCTCGTAGAAGCACGAATGATATTATTCGCGACTACGTTGGTACATATGAAGATTTTATTCTTACAGTATTAAGTATTCAAAATAGTAAAACTGGATCATTTATTGATTTGGGTCAGACTGAACGTAAAGACTTATTGTGTCAATTTATGGGTCTAACCGTGTTTGATCAGTTATACACTATTGCAAATGATAAGTTTAAGGAAACCAATACACTACTTAAGAACATCAGCAAAGATAGTTTAATTGAAGATTTACAAAATGTTTCTGGTAGCATTGATCTAAATAATAAAAATATATCACAGTATAATTGTGATATAAAAGATCTAGAGGTCAAGAAAGAAGATCAAAATAATAAACTTCTGGAGTTGTCTAATAATATCATTAAAACTACTAATTTTGATTTTGATATCACCAAATTAGAATCTGAAAAGACACAGTTGGAATCTAAGATCAATACATTTGAAACTGATATAAACCAGAAAAAAACTAAGTTTTCATCAATTGAAACTCAACTTTCAGATTTATCTTCTTCTTTGAAGAGTTGTGAAAATATAGAAAGTGATTATGATCAGTATAAAAGCTGTAAGGAAGATGAAGCTAAAAAGTCTTCTGAAATAGAAAAGTTAAAAGTTGTAGTTAAGAACAAAATTGATAAGTTAAAAAAGTTAGAGGAACACAAGTATGATCCTAATTGTACGTATTGTGTAAACAATGTATTCGTAAAAGATGCTATTAAAACTAAGGAAGAACTTGAACTTGATAAAAACAAGGGCAAAATCTTAGTAGAAGAATTTAATGTTATCAAATCTAAGTTGGATTCATTTGGAGATATTGAATCTCGTTATAAAGAATGTCAACGTGTAGATGCCGAAAAAGTTAAATTAGAAAAGATCAAGGAAGTTTTGTCTACGGCAATATTACGTGATGAAAACTTCAAGATCCGATTGCAAAATGATTTGAATGGGGTAATTCAAAACATTGAAACTTTTTATAAGAACAAGGATATTATTGAAAACAATTCTAAATTACTCGTTAGTGTTAATGAAGTGAAAACTATTGTTAAAAATATCGAATCGGAAATTAAATTAGTCAATAATAAATTGTTTAACTCTTCCACTGAAAAGGGTAAGTTGGAATTGCAATATAAAAATACTACGGATCAACTAAATAAAGTTAAAGAACTTGAAGCTTCATACGAGGCTTATAAGTTGTATACTAATATTATTAGTCGAGACGGCATTCCATATGAAATCATCACCAAAACATTGCCTGAAATTGAAAAAGAAGTTAATAACATTTTACAACAACTTGTTGAATTTACCATCACTCTACAGACAGATGGTAAGAATATTATGACTAATATAGTTTACGATGATAAACGCTGGCCACTAGAAATGGCTAGTGGTATGGAGAAATTTGTTAGTGGATTGGCTATTAGAGTAGCATTAATCAATATTAGCAATCTGCCAAGACCAAATATTATCTGTATTGATGAAGGATTTGGTTGTGCAGATAGTGATCATTTGGGACAAATGGGAGCTTTATTTAGTTATTTAAAACATCAATTTGATTTTATTTGGGTAATTAGTCATTTAGATCAAATGCGAGACATGGTAGACGAACAAATCGAAATAAAAAAAGATAATGGGTTTAGTAAAGTAGTATATAAATAATAGAATATATGAGAATATTATTTATAGCTCCACATTTATCTACAGGCGGATGTCCACAGTATCTTCTTAAAAAAATAGTTGAACTTAATGATTCAAACGAGGTTTATTGCGTAGAATACACCGATGTAACTGGAGGAGTATTAGTTGTACAACGTAGTCAAATCAAAGAAATACTTGGATCAAGATTAATTACTTTATATGAAGATAAAAGTACTTTAGTTGAACATATAAAAAATATAAATCCTGACGTTATTCATTTTGAGGAATTACCCGAATACTTTTGTGATAAAAAAGTGGCTAAGCAGATTTATGTGTCAGATCGAAAATATAAAATATTTGAGACATCACATGATAGTAGTTTTGACGTTTCTCAAAAAATGTTTTTTCCTGATAAATTGCTTATTATAAGCAAGTACCAAGAAAGGTTATTTGAGAGTCTTGGTATACCCATGGAGATGGTAGAATATCCTATAGAGTATAAACAGAAGGGAAATAGAAAATCCGCACTTGAAAATCTAAATTTAGATCCCAATAAAATACATTTTCTAAATGTTGGACTGTTTACTTCTAGAAAAAATCAAGCAGAAATAATTCGTTATGCTAAACAGCTATTAAATCATCCTGTACAATTTCATTTTATTGGAAATCAAGCTGACAATTTTAAATCATATTGGGAACCACTAATGAAGGATTTCCCCATCAATTGTAAATGGTGGGGAGAACGCAAAGACGTAGATACGTTTTATAATGCAATGGACGTTTTCTTATTTACATCTAGAGGAACCGCTAATGATAAAGAAACAAGTCCATTGGTAATTAGAGAAGCTATTGGATGGAATTTACCTCTAGTATTATACAATCTACCTGTGTATTGTGGTATGTATGATAAATATAAGAATATAACTTGGTTAAAACAATCCGAAGAAGACAATTTACAAATAATTAAATCGTTTTTACCATCTACATCATCTTCTTCTTCTTTATTTAAAATTATTACAACCGATGAAGAAAATAAATTAACAATCAGTTACGATGGCGACAAAATTTTAGAAAATGTATTAATATCCATTAAGGATATTGACTCTAAAGCTTGTATCTTCTCGTCAAAATTCCAAAAAGCACATCCAAATACCAGTTTTTGGATGATGCCTTTACCATTAAACATTACTCATTTCGCAAGTGATCCTACATTTGGCGGATATTTAATTCAAATTTTTTCAAATGGTTATATTATATTTGAACAAACCATAAAGTACAGAGATATAGCGATTAATAAACCAATTGTAGATTTTACAAATGAAGAACCAATTTATATGAATTATAAAGAATTCTTCGTAGAGGGAATCTATAACAGTCTAAATATTGACAACTTAAACGTTGTTATTGATATAGGTGCTAATGTGGGTTTATTTGCTAAGTACATGTTGTGTAAAAATGCAAAAAAAGTTTTTTGTTATGAACCAAACAAATCGGCATTTGATTGTTTATCTAAAAATTACCAAAACAATAGTTCCGTATTTTTAAATAATTTAGCGGTATCAACAAATAACGATAAACTGAGATTATATTTAGACGTTAATAATACATTGGTCAGTTCTGCAAAGAGAAATACATCTGATTTTTATGACGTTGATTCTATTACATTAAAACAAATTTTAACGCAACATAATCTTGAAAAAGTAGATTTAATAAAAATTGACATCGAAGGCATGGAATATGAACTTATTGGACATATGGAAGATGATGTCTTTGATAAAGTAAATAGTTTTATAATTGAATATCATGATGTGGAATCCATGGACAAATCTATAGGAGTAAAGACATTATCCGAAAAATTAAAAGAAAAAGGATACTCTGTTAAATTCGGCGATAATCTTTTCAAAAATTGCAGTTTTCTTTATGCGTGTAAAGATGTTAAACTAAATCCACTTACACTAACCGAAATTCAAAATATAAACAACTTTCATACAGACAAACTTTGGCTGCATTCATATCTAGACACATATGAAGATTTATTTTCTAAATTCAGAAACAAAGACATCAATCTATTGGAAATTGGCTTTTGTCATGGTGGAAGTATAAAGCTTTGGAAAGAATATTTTGGAAATAAATCAAGTATCTATGGCATAGATATTACACTTCAAGAGTTACGGTACGATCTTGTTAGAGATAATAATGTTACGTTAATATGTAAAGATATAAGCAATTGTGACAAATCTATATTAAAACCAATAATGTTTGATGTCGTTCTCGATGACGCGAGTCATACATTAGAACATCAAATAAAATCATGGGAGTTATTTAAAGATAGGCTCAATCCAGGAGGAATTTTGGTCATTGAAGATATTGCACCGGAGGCTTATGATTATTTTTTTAATCTCTCACAAAAAATTCCAAATTCTAAATTTATCGATTTAAGACATATTAAAAACAGATACGACGACGTTTTGTTTGTATACGAAAACAAGTAGAATTTTATGAAATTAAGTATTATTATTCCATGTTATAATTTTGAAAAATACGTTAAAACGTGTGTAGATTCTATTTTAAATCAAAAACTTAATTTTGATTTTGAAGTATTAATTCATGACGATCAATCTACTGATAAAACCTATGAGATAATAAAAGAACTTTATTCAAATATATCAGGCATAAAAATAACACAATCGAATGTTAATTGTGGTATAACTAAAAATTTAAAGTCTTTGTTTGATAAAGCTAATGGAGAATACATTTTTAGTTTGGATGGGGATGATTATTTAACAGATGATAGTTATTTACAACGAGCTGTCAATTTCTTGGATTTAAATAAAGAATATGTAATGTATTGTTCAGGATATAAGTACTTGCAGTCCGATGGCAAATTAACACCCGAAGAGGAATCTATATTTTTATGTGGTTTAAAAGACGACGTTACACGTGAAGATTTATGTCAAGTTAATTATATAACGTTCGGTCGTGTATTTAAAAATTACAAAAATCTTATACGTGATTGGATGAATGATTCTATCCACGAAGATTGGGCGTTAAACTCAGAAATACTGAAATATGGAAAAAGTAAGTGTGAACGTGACAAATGTGCCGGCGTGTATAGAATAACTAACGTTGGTAGGATCACATCTTTAACTAGTCAACAAGTTTTTGACAAAAACGTAAAAACAAGTGAGTTGATCGTTAAAAACACACATGATACGGATAACGTTATAATTCATATACATTTATTTCTTACCAAATTAAATTTGGAAGATATCGCATATAACAATATTAAATTTTTAAAACAAAAAGGATTTAAAATTTTAATTACTTCACCCAAGGTTCTTCCTGAACGGTTCTATGATATAATCGATATATTTTATCATGATAAAGAAAATCAACTGTTAACTCAGAAATACACAGATATAGAAGTAATGTATCATCACACTAAACTAACCGATTTTGCATTGTATCTTGGTGTTAAAGAAGTTCAAAAACATGGTTTAGCAGTATTACGTTCAATGATAAAAGGCGCCGAAGTTGCTGCTTTGAACAATTTCAAATATATAATGCGAATAGAATTTGATGATTTATTTGGAGAAAAATCTATTGAGAATGTAAAAAACGTAATATCAGATATCAAAAAATATAACTATGATTTTGATTTGATTAGAAACATATATTCATATTATACGGATATTTCTGTACATTTAATGTTTTATGACTGCAATAAATTTTTAAATGTTTTTGGTCAAATAAAAAACGAATCGGATTTTAAAACAGAATTATGCAATTTAGGTATATGCAATAAAAGTACGATGTTAGAAACGTTTATATATTTAATGGTTGAATATTATAAAAATGAGAATATGTTAAATATAAATTATCATAATACATCTGACATTTCGTTATTATACTCAGATACACAATTTAATGTACATCAAAATTGTTTTAGTTTAATCGACGGATTACTGAGTGATGTTGGATATATTTTTAAAAATGGCATAATGCAAAACAAAATTTCATTGATGTGTAGAAATTTTTCAAATGAAAAAAATATAAATGTACAATTTTTCATAGTGTATACTAATGGCGGAACATATACACTTTATATGGATTCAGGGGGAATGAACACATTTAATACTCACTACTTAGATAACGCAAATACAATTAGTCATATTTCCATAAAACATGGAGAAAAAAACTTCCATAAAAAATATAATGTGGTATCATCAGAACATACTAACACATTTTTAATTTTAGACGAATCTACTGGAGAACAGTCGTTATCAAAAATAGAACTCAATTAATATGAAAATCGTACAGGTACACACAGGTATACATCCAATTCCACCAAATGGATGGGGAGCTGTTGAGAAAATAATATGGGAATATAAATGTTCTTCAGAAAAACTGGGACACGAATGTGATGTTTTATTTCTAAATGATATTGATCCCAAAAAATATGACATTGTACATGTTCATTTAGCTAATTTAGCACTAGAGTTGTATAATAAAAAAATCCCGTATTACTTTTCTTTTCACGATCATCATGCCTACATATACGGAAAAGAGTCTCAGGTATATAAAAATAACAGATTCGCCGCACAACATTCTATAAAAACATTTGTCCCCGCTAAATATTTGGTAGAATATTTTGACTTGCCTAACGTAGAATATCTAAGTCATGGAGTTAATACTCAAATGTTTACTCCATCTAATAATGAAATTTTACAACATCGACTTCTCTGTGTAGCTAACAATGGATTTATTCATAATCAAGCTGAAGATAGAAAAGGATTTTCTTATGCTATAGAAGCAGCAAAAAAACTCAATTTACCTATTACCATTGCTGGTCCATTTAATAATAAACACTTTTTTGAAACATACCATGTGGATTATGATAAATTGACAATATTGTATAATCTAACAGAATCAGAATTGGTTGATGTTTATAAAAACCATACGATTTTTCTTCATCCCTCAATTTCCGAGGCGGGACATCCAAATTTAACTTTATTAGAATCATTGTCATGTGGATTACCAATCGTAGGCACATTTGAAGATAATAATCAATTAAACGGATTATACAGAATAACACGTGATGCGAATGTTATAGTTGAAGGAATTAACCACGTAATTGATAATTATATTGAATTTAAAAATAACGCATTGAAAACTGCACATGAAAAAGATTGGAATAAAATTGTTGAAAAAAATTTATTACCTTCGTATAATGTTCAAATGACTATGAAAGATCAACTTTTAAAAATTTATAACGAAACTCCTATTAAACACATATCTCCCAGAGAAATTACGAATAACGTAATTATAGATTATAAAGATGGATGTAAAGTTGAGATTTTTGGATCCGATTCAAAAAAATATAAAGTAAAGTTTATTAATAATAAAAACAATACGTTGATTTATGAAACAACACTTTCAAGTGGTATGTGGGCTAAGCCAAGTATTAAATATTTTATTAATTGGAGAATTGAAGTGGAAGATTTAGAAACCAATAGTTATACAATTTATAATTTTAATCTAACAGGAAAAAGAGTAAAAATTGTAAATGAGTCAGGCGCTTTAGGCGATTGCATCGCTTGGCTTCCATATGTTGATCTATTTCAGAAGAAACATAAATGTATCGTAGACTTCTACTCACCATTAAAAGAATTGTTTTGTACAGAATATCCAAATATAAACTTTTTTAATTACAATCATATTTCAAATGATGAATACTTTGCTTCTTATAGAATTGGATGTTTCGACGTAGATGACAGATCTTCGGCCCCAACAGATTGGCGAACTCAAAGTTTACAACAAATGTCCGCAGAAATATTAGGCATTGATTATATCGAAACAAAACCCAAATATTTAAAACCAACACAGTTAAAAAACAATTTTAATAAAAAATACGTTTGCATTGGATCTCTGTCAACTGCTCAAGCTAAATTTTGGAACAATCCAGATGGGTGGAATAAAGTGGTGACATATCTACAATCAATTGGATACGACGTTGTATCAATTGATAAAATTAGTAATATAGGAAACAATGGTTATCATAACGAAATACCTGTTGGTAGTATAAATAAAACTGGAGATTTTCCTCTATCTGAACGAATAAATGATTTATATTTTTGCGATTTCTTTATTGGATTAGGGTCTGGCTTATCTTGGTTAGCCTGGATGGTTGAGAAACCAGTAGTTTTAATTTCTGGATTTTCAGATCCAAAGTCTGAATTTTACACACCTTATAGAGTACACAATAAATCCGTGTGTAATAGTTGCTGGAATGATATTAATTTTAAATTTGATGCTAAAAAATGGGATTGGTGTCCAAGAAATAAAGATTTTGAATGTACATCAATGATAACATTTGAAATGATTAAAGAAAAAATTGATAAATGCATATCAGATCTTAAAAATGACCACAGTAATTAATTTTTGTACTCAAGCATTAGGAGATAGTATTGCATTTTCTCCGTATGCAGATGAATATCAACGAATACACGGCGGAAGTGTATATGTAAAAACAAAATGGTATAATATTTTAAAATCAAATAACTCAAATGTATATTTCGTAGATTCAAATGTGGAGATAAAGTATGATAAGTATTTTGAAATTCATTTTCATTTTACAAACATACCCATGCAAAAATTAGCATGTGATCAGTTAGGAATCGAATATAAAGAAATTATACCAAATATCAAAGAATCCACTAAACATAAATTCAACAAAAAGAAAAAATATGTTTGTATAAGTATTCATTCAACTGCACAACTTAAATACTGGAATAATTCAGCAGGCTGGGATTCTGTCGTAAAATACATAAAATCATTGGGATACGATGTATATGTTATTGATAAAGATGAAGTATTTGGTACCAATGAAAAATGGAATAGTGTTCCCAAAAAAGCATTTAATGAGACGGGAAATTATCCAATCGAATATAGAATAGATCAAATTAAAAACTGTTCATTTTTTATTGGTTTAAGTAGTGGTCTCAGTTGGATGGCGTGGGCATTGAATAAAAAAGTAGTGTTAATTTCAGGTTGCACAGATACGTACAACGAATTCAATTCAAATTGTTATAGGGTCATCAATAAAAATGTTTGTCATGGGTGCTTAAACGATCCGTCCATAAATAATAAAGATGGTATATTAAGTGGATGGATGTATTGTCCGAGACAAAAAGACTTCGAATGTAGCAAAAAGATATCATTTGACATGGTAAAAGAACAAATTGATAAAGTTATAAGAGAATTATAATAAAATCATAAAAGATATAATAAATAGTTTCATCTTCGAATTTTTTGTTTATATTTATACATTAAATATAACTTTGAAAGGATATTAATATTATGCCAATACAAGAAGGTGGAACATTCGCACCAACACAAAATATAGTAAGTCCAGGGGTTTTTACCCGTGAAAACGATCTTTCGGCACTCGCACAAGGTGTCGCAAATATAGGTGGAGCTATAGTAGCTCCATTTGCTGACGGTCCAGCATTCTTCCCAGCAACCATTTCAGACGTAACTACTCTAGAAAGTACGTTTGGTGTTGCTGACGGAGTATATTACGGACCATATACCGCAAAAGAATATCTACAACAACAAGGTATTGTTACCGTTGTTCGTGTAGGTGGTCTTACTGGTTACTGGCAAAAGAGCCCATTGATCGTTTATGCTCAACCAGGCGTATGGAACCGTAACGCTGATGCTGGTGCTATTACAAACGATTCATTTATGTATTTGGATGATACTAATTATACGTCCAATATTAACTACACTCAACTAAGTTTGCCACTTAATATCACAGGTTCATCAGCTGTAATAGGTAATATCGGATCCACTAAATTTTTATCAGGATCTACATTTACACAAGCAACTTACTCAGAACTAAATATATTTTTGTCAAGTTTGTCTGGATTATCTGGTATAACCAGTCTATCTCAATCATTACAAGATTCAGCTAGTTTAGGAAAATTGTTTAAAGTTACTCCAAGCTATTTGGGTACGCAATTCAAAAACGCAGTTTTAGCTAAAGGATACGTATACGGTGGATTGGCTAATGCAGGCGCCGGATATGTGTTAGCTGGATTTGACTTTGAAAAATCACGTATCAGTGGAAGTGTCACTGTAACAGGTGGTACGGGTGGGGCTAATAAACATAAATTGTTGTTTGATAGTGCCGTATTTACTTCTACGAGTGGTAGTGGTAATAATGCTCCTACATATCCAACAGATAAACCATACGCTTATTTAACATCTTCGTTCTCAAATAACGTATATGGATTTGTTTTTGCTAAATTTATTTCAAATCAAGCAAGAACATTTACAACCGCAAGTTTCTTATCTGCTTCAGCTCAATATGAATCTCGTTATGACGTTTCTACAATTCAATTGAGTGGATCTATTAATGTAACATTTGGATCTGAAGCGGCTACTAGTGTGGTAAACGCAAACAGTACTGATGGAACTGGAACATTAAGCGGTAGTATTTTATATGCTGGTCAAACGATTGCAATTGGTGGACTTGGTGGAGCTAATAGTTTAATTACACTTGTAAGAAAAGGCGTTGGTTATACACTATCTACAAATGCAAATCGTGGTTATTATTATTTAACTTCAAGTGTACAAGGACAAAACGTTTCAGCTGAAACAGCAATTTCAACAGCTTTTGCTGAAAGTACTACTACAGTTGCATTCTTGTCATCTTCTTACATAAAGAATGCAACTATAAATCAAAATACAGATGTATTTAATGTATCATCGGGTAATCCAGTACTAATTAGTGGAAGTATCGCTTCTATTCGTGGAGAAGGAACATGTGTCGCCGGATTAGAACTTAAAGGTGTAATTAGTGGCGCATTTGGAAAATACTCCGGAACATTCAGTCCAAATGGAACAAATAGCGGAGATCAATGTAATCCAAATACATCGGGTCGTCAAAATATGATATTGGCAGTATTAGCAAATACCCAAAATGCTTCTACACAATTCAGCAATGATTATGAAGTATATGGATTCAATAACACTACACTATCACAATTAACAAGTAGCACATTCCCATACAAGAGTCTAATTAATCCAAATGAAAACGTTTATAATTTGGCATTAAGATACAGCTTTTCAAATACAAATGGTAGTACAAGTTCAGGCACATATGGATATTATGATTTCAGTTTGAATGAAAATGATAATAACTATATTAAAGATGTATTCGGAATCGATCCAACAGTTGGAAATCCAAACAAACAAATTGCTGGTCAAAAAGTAGAAGCTGCTTACAACTATGTTTTATTCGAAGATAGTATTAAGAAGTTCGTATCTGAAAAGACCAGTACACTCGGATGGAGATTGCAAGTTGGTACTAATAGTCTATCTGGAAGTACAATCGTAGGCGAACCTCTAAAGTTCGTTGATCAATATAGTACTAATTTAAATGCTGGAGACAGTCAATTTGGTATTACAAATGCAACTACTCCTTGGATCTATTCCCAAAAGATTGCTCCATTCAGAGGCAGTGCAAATGAAGCTGCAGTACCAACCAAGTTCCAATTGTTCAAAGCACACACGTTGAGTGATGGTACTTTGAGTAACAGAAAATACAAGATTGAAATCAGCAACGTTAAGTTGGCTGGCACAGTTCCAGGAAGCGATTGGGGTTCATTCACTCTAGGAGTTCGTGCTTATAGTGATACTGATAAGAAGCCAAAGTATTTGGAAATCTTCCAAAACTTGAATCTAGATCCAGACAGTGCAAATTTCATTGCACGTAGAATTGGTGATAGATATGCTTATATTACTTATGCTGGTAAGATCATTCAATATGGCACCTATGCCAACTTGAGTAGATATATTAGAATTGAAATGTCAGATGTAGCATATCCTGTTACATGTATACCATATGGATTCGAATCTTATAGTACTCCAATCAATAGTACCGCAAACATCTATGTACCATACGTACAATATAGTAAAGCAAGTATTTATGGTCTAGCTCCTGGTAAGTATCCATCTGGTACTGTGTTCGGTGCAGTTCCAGGAACTGATTCCGAAATTCAATCTCTATATCCAACTTCTTCTTTTGGAGTTGGTGTAGATAACAACACTAAACAATATTTCAATCCATTGCCATACTATGGTAGCACCGATAGTAATGGTTTGAATATCGACTTCGATCTTGAAGATAAAGTTTACGGTACATCTACCGCTAAATATTATGCTCAAGGTACATCAGCAAGTACTGGTTCACTACTAAACCCAAGCTTGAGTGGTAGTATTCCAAGTGTTTACGACGCTGTAAATGAATCTACATATGTAAAACTACGTAAGTTCGTTCTAGGCTTTCAAGGTGGATTTGAAGGTCAATGGCCAGCAATTCCAATCAACGTTGGTAGTAACATTACTCCAGGCAACACTCAAGGTCTAGATTGTACAAATATTAATAGTCCAGGTAGTATTGCTTACAAGCAATGTATCGGAGCATTAAGTAACGCCGATGAATTTGATATCAACTTGATCGTGTTGCCTGGTATCTTCCGTTCTCTACACAGTTATGTTACCGAATTGGTAATTGATATGTGTGGTACTCGTCAAGATTGTTTCTACATCATGGATAACGTAGTATTCCCAGCAAGTAATCAAACTGTAGGATTGATCGATGCTGCTATCAACAGTGTCGCTGATATCGACAGTAACTATGTAGGTACTTATTATCCTTGGGTTAAAATCCTAGATACTAATACCAACAAGATTATTAGTGTCCCTCCTTCAGTAGTATTGCCAGCAGTTTACGCTGCTAACGATAATTCTGCTGCTGAATGGTACGCACCAGCCGGTTTAAACCGTGGTGGTATTCCAACCGCAGTACAAGTACTTGATCGTGTAACCCATGCTGAACGTGATACACTATATGAAGGTCGTGTAAATCCAATTGCAGCATTCCCAGGCCAAGGTATTTGTGTATGGGGTCAAAAGACTCTACAAATTGCTCCAAGTGCTTTGGATCGTATCAATGTTCGTCGTTTGTTGATCAACTTGAAGAAGTTTATCGCAAGTTCGAGCAACTACTTGGTATTCGAACAAAACGTCGCTTCTACAAGAAATCGTTTCTTGAGTATTGTAACTCCATACTTGGAATCAGTACAACAACGTAACGGTATCTACGCATTCCAAGTCAAGATGGATGCTGAAAACAATACTCCTGACCTAATTGATAGAAATATTCTATATGGTCAAATCTATATCCAACCAACCCGTACTGCTGAATTCATAATACTTGACTTCAACATCTTGCCTACAGGAGCAGTTTTCCCTGGGGGAGTCTAATAATTAGATAATTCACAAAACCTCACTTATTTCTAAGTGAGGTTTTCTTTTTTTGACTTTTTGACGTTTAGTGTAATATTTATCTATTAGATAAGGAGTATTGTTTATGACTGAACGAGGTAAAAAAATTAGAGAATCATTTTTTAAAAAATATGGTGTTTATCATCCATCACAATTGCCTAGTGTTAAAGAAAAAATAAAACAAAAAAGAGAAAATGGTGCATATGATAATATGATTTCCAAAATGAAAGAAACTTTAAAAGAAAGATATGGCAATGAAAACTATAATAATTTAGAGAAAGGAAAAAAAACTAAATTAAAAAAATACGGATATGAAAATTTTAACAACAGAGAAAAAATGATTCAAACCAACAATGAAAAATATGGTATGAATGTATCTCCAAATACGCTTAAAAAAACAAAAGAAAGAGCTAATGCTGGAGAAATTGGATTTAAATCTGAAAAGTATAAACAATATTTAGAAAATAATAATATTGATAATGTATCTCAATTATCATATATCAAAGAAAACAGACGACTTCAAAAAATTCAAGAATCTTTAAATAATATTTTTGAAGGAAACAGATTAAAAGGTGTGGTTGTTCCACTATTTGATAAAGATGAATATATAGGCACAGAATATAATAATTTATACAAATTTAAATGTTGTGTGTGTAACAATGAATTTAAAGATAATTTATATTCTGGTAATATACCCAGATGTTTAATCTGTAATCCACATAATAGGTTTAAATCTACCATTGAGTCTGAAATATTAAATTTTTTACATTCATACGGAGTTGTGACTAAACAACACGATAGAAATATATTAGACGGGGATGAAATTGATATTTTAGTATCACATTTGAATTTAGGCATAGAATGTGATGGTATATATTGGCACAGTGAACTTGCTGGTGGTAAAGATAAAAATTATCATTTACATAAAACTAAGTTGTCACTTGATAAAAATATTCAATTGATGCATATATGGGATTGGGAATGGAGATGTAAACAAGATATAATAAAAAGCATTTTATTAAGTAAAATTGGTAAGTCCAAAAGAATATTTGCACGCAAATGTGAAATAAAACCAGTGATTAATGATGAAAAATCTGCATTTTTGACTGATAATCATATACAGGGAAATGATACATCATCTATAAGATTAGGATTATATCATAATAATGTTTTGGTGTCACTAATGACTTTTGTTAAATCTAGATATGACAAAAAATATCAATATGAGTTATCTAGGTATTGTAATATATTAAATACAAATGTAATAGGAGGTGCTTCTAAATTATTCAATCATTTTATAAAAAATTATGATGTAAATTCTATTGTAACATATAGTGATAAAAGATTATTTACAGGTAATTTATATAAACAAATTGGTATGTCATTTGTAGATGACACTTTACCTGGTTATCATTATTTTCACAAAAACAAAGGTGTACCAATTGAAAGAAATCATTTTCAAAAACATAAATTAAAAGAAAAACTTGAAAAATTTGATATTAATTTGAGTGAATGGCAAAATATGCAGATTAATGGATATGATAGAATTTGGGATTGTGGACATATGAAATTTATCTGGAATCGAAAATAGTTACTATTTATATATTATGATACTATTAACACGAATCGTTGAGGATTTAACTAACCCACAAGTTAAAGAAGCAGTAGATCCATCTCTTTTAAAATTAATCGACGAAGTTATTAACGATACAAATGTTTTAGTTGTCAACAATTTAAAGATGGTTAAAGATATTCTTTCAAAAGAACCAATTGATAAAGCTAGATTAGACGTTGCACTAAGCAATTATAAACGTTATTTTAATAGAGACAACGGCGGCACACCTGAAGTGATTCGTGGTATGACAATGCAAAGTAAATTGGAAGATTTGACCAAATGATTAGTTTAACAGACATTTTAAATGAAGTTTTATCTGAGTCTGATCCAAAGGTTGGAACTGGTAAAAAACCAAAAGGATCTGGTAGAAGATTGTATACAGATGAAAATCCGAAAGATACGGTTAGAGTAAAATTTAGAACATCACAAGACATTAAAGATACACTAGCTAGTAGTAGTTTTAAATCAAAAAGTCACAAAAGACAATCTCAAATTATAAATCTTATACATCAGAGAGTTAGAGCAGCTTATCAAAATGCTAAAGATCCAAATGTTAAAAGCAGGTTGAAAAGTGCTTTAGACTATGCTATACAACGTAAAGAGGCATCAAAAGCAAAAACAATAAAATTAAATAAAGAAACATCAAATCCAGAATCTGGTAAATCATCTCCATATGGTTCTGGATATGGGGTGGTTAAAAAAACAAACAAATAATTTTATACCAATTATCAAAATGATCAGTTTAAACGATTTATTATTAGAAGCCAAACTTCCTCAAAGCGAGCAAGATATGGATCTTTATGCTCGTAAATACAAAAAGACAATAGAATATTTACGTACCAAGAACAAAGTACTATTGCTTACAACCAGTAATAGATGGAGTGGTCACAAAGATGATATCGCTAAAAGCACACAATTAGCAATTAAAATACAAGAATTATTAGGCAAAGAAAAAGTATCTTTAATTGATACAACCAAGTTAAACATATTTCCGTGTGAGGGTAACGTATCATCTAAATGGGGAAATCATTGTGGAACAAAAGATGCTTCATTAAAAGATAAAGACAAAAATCCTACAGGCGATCTTCGTTGTTGGGCTAGTATTAATAACAAAAATGATGAATTGTGGAAAATAAGTAAAGAGTTATTTGAAAGTGATGTCGTTTTATTTTTTGCTAGTGTAAGATGGGGTCAAGCCAATGGTTTTTATCAAAAATTGATCGAAAGATTGACTTGGATTGAGAACCGACATTCTACTTTGGGTGAAAGCAATATAGTAAAAGATATAGATTCAGGATTTATTGCTACTGGTCAAAATTGGAATGGAAAAGATGTTACTCAAACACAAAAAGAAGTATTACAATTTTTTGGATTCAAAACGCCAAATGAATTATTTTGGAATTGGCAATTTACAGATAATGCTCTTGATGAAACAAAGAGTTCTTACAAAAAAGCAATTCCTGTATTCGATAAAACATTTTTAAAACCATATGATAAGACTAAATAACATTTTAAGTGAAGTAATACAAGAAGGTGGTGCAGGTGGACATATGGCACATCCATTTGATTTTGTAGATACAGGAGCTAAATTAGTTGACGTATTTGCAAAAGCAGTAAAGTCTTTGAAGCAAGGCGCTGGTAGTGTAAAGATTGACGGTGTTAATGCAAGTATCCGTATGATAAACGGCCAATTTGTGATGGATCGTGGATCAGCAAAGCCATTGGATATCAAAGGAATGAGACCTGAAGATTTGGAGACAAGATTTGGAGCTGGTCACGGATTTGTTAATATAGGTACTAAAGTTATCAATATTTTTGATGCTGCAATTCCATCTACAAGATCCGAATTGAAAACGCTTGGGTTACTAGATAATCCTAATATACTATTCAACATTGAATATGTAGAGGGACAAACAAATGTGTTGGGATATGGTGAAATTGGAAACTTTTTAGCTATCCACGGATTAAAAGAAATTAAACCAAAAACATTTGGTAAAGATGGAAGTGTTAAATCAAGAGAAGCTGTTGAAATACCATATGATAAAACCGCAATGCAGTCTTATATAAACAAATTAAATAAGGTTGCTATGAAGAGTGGTTTTAAGGTGTTGGGTAGCATTGACACTACTTTCAAATCAGAACCAAAACTAGCTAGTGTTTTGACGCAACAAGTTACATTGTATCCTATGGGTGAAGCTGTAACCAAGTCTTTGAAAGATTGGTTAAAAGGATTAAAGTTTAAAACTCCTCTTATTACCCGTGAACAATTTTTAAAAGCGGTTGATAGTAAGAATATCAGTCAAGATTTCGCCGGTCAAGATGTAAATAAAATAGTTAATGATACCATTGTTTATTTAACCACAATTAAATTGGGAGATGAAATATTAAAAAATGCTACCAGTGAAATTGGAGACTTGGAAAAACACGAAGGTATAGTTGTAAGAGACTCAAGTATTTATAGTAATCCATTTAAAATTACAGGAAGTTTTATTATAAAAGGTCTTGGAAGTAAGTTTAAGAAATAAATTAAATACGTATTTGTTATGAAGAAAGCATCAGGTAAAAGCAATTTATCAATTGTAAAAGATTACTTATCGGGCGAACGTCCATTCGTACAAGTTGGCTATGATGCCAGTTTGGAAAACAATAAACGCAAAGAAGGTGACGAATGGGAGGACAGTCAAGGTAGAAAATGGGTTTGGAAAAATGGAAGTAAACGTAGAGTTTCAAAACGTGCTACCATTATCAACGAACAACGTTGTAAATGTTGTAATATGGATGTTCGATGGGGTAATTATTTAGATGATAGAGTTTGGCCAAAGACGGGATATTGTTATGACTGTTTTATTGATTTCCAAACAAATCTTAAATTGATCGGAATGTTTGAAGTGTATAATGAACTTCAAGATTTGAAAAATGAACGTAGTATTTTAGAGGACTATAAGAAGAAGTTTGAAGAAAGCAAAAAGTTCTGTGAAGAAAATAAAGATAAAGATGTTACATTTCTTGAGGAAGATGGATCGTTTGAAAAGTGGGATGGTAATATAGATTACAATAAAATATTTGAAGATTTGACAAAGGATATAGGTGTGATTGACGTTCGATTGGAAGAATTGAATCTTAAAATAAAAGAGTACGAAGAAAAGTATGAGTCAGCCAAATCTAAGAGAAATAATAAAACAAGAGTATAAGAAGTGTATTGAGGATCCTATATACTTCATGAAGAAGTATGTCAAAATTCAACATCCTATACGTGGTACTGTTGGATTTGAACTATATCCATTCCAAGAAGACGCTTTACAAGACTTTGTTGATAATCAGTTAAACGTTGTTCTCAAAAGTCGTCAGATGGGTATTAGTACTCTTACTGCGGCTTATAGTTTGTGGTTAATGACATTCCACAACGACAAGAACATTCTTTGTATTAGTATTACACAAGAAACCGCAAAAGAAATCGTTACCAAAGTTAGATTTGCTAATGATAACTTGCCATCTTGGTTAAAAGTACCATGCGTAGAAGATAATAGATTATCATTGCGTTTAAAGAATGGTTCTCAAATCAAAGCAGTCTCTTCTGCTGGTACAGCTGGTCGTTCTTCCGCACTATCATTACTAATCATTGACGAAGCTGCGTTTATCGATGGCATTGAAGAAATTTGGCTGTCTGCTCAATATACATTGTCCACTGGTGGTAGAGCTATTATATTAAGTACTCCAAATGGCGTTGGCAATTTCTTCCATAAAACGTGGGTAGAAGCTGAAGAAGGTAAGAACAATTTTAAAACTATAAGGTTACCATGGCATCTGCATCCAGAAAGAGATCAAGCTTGGAGAGATAAACAAACAGAATTATCTGGTGTAAAAGGCGCAGCCCAAGAATGTGATTGTCTATGGGGAGAGTCTACGATTAGAGTCAGAGATAAAACATCAGGAAAAGAATTTGACATTTCTTTAGAAAAATTGTATTCCGGAGAATTGTAATCATATGTATTATACAAGAATGTGATTGCAACCCATATGTGTGTACCTAAAAATTATGTAACGGTCGGTTGGGATAAAATCAAGAAACAATTAAGTTGTGAAACTGATTTATATTCACGTGAAGAAACCAAATCCGAATTGTTAAATGAAAATTATTATAAATTTTTATTTGGTCGTGCTAAGAATAGAACTCTGATAAAACAAAACCCAAAACTATATAAATCAATTCTTTTTCATACGAGTATTCTAGAAAATGCATTTAAACAACAACAAAGTTACAAGGGACGGTATAATTTTTCTTATCGGATTCGTTTTATTGTTGAACATAATTATGATTTGACAAAATTAAAATGTCAATGTGGGAAAAAAATAACATGGACAAAATATTGTCGTAGATGTCCGGAATATCATAAAACTCAAATTGGTAAACTACATACTCCAGAAACAAAACAAAAAATGAGAGTATCCACATTAAAGTATTTATCGGAAATAAAAGGTCAAATTATACCTCGTTATAACAAAAAATCAATACAACTAATTGAGGAATTTGGTAATACACACGGATATACATTTAGACACGCTGAAAATGGTGGCGAAGTTTTTCTTAAAGAACTTGGTTATTTTCTAGATGCATATGATGAGAAAAATAATGTTGTGTTAGAAATATACGAAAAACGACACTATAAAAATGGTAAATTGAAACAAAGAGATTTCCAAAGAGAAACTGAAATTAAAAATTTGTTAGGGTGTAAACTATTTACAATAGACATATGATCGATTCAAATGTTAAACTAAATACTAAGTTTCAAATTTTGACTCCAACAGGTTACCAAGATTTTTTTGGAATCAGAAAAATAAAAAAGGATTGTTACTATAAAATATTATTGAGTAATGGCAAAATAATAAAATGTTCGGACAATCATCCTTTTATATATAAAAATTCAGTACTGCGATCTCACGATATCAAAATCGGATCAAAAATATCGGGAGCAAATGGTGTAGATGTAGTTGTCATAACGATAGAAAAATTCGAAAATCCCATTGATTTATATGATATAGTAAACGTCTCCGGCGGTAATGTTTTTAATGTAGACGGAATTGTTTCACATAATTGTGATTTTAGTACATCAGGTAATCAAGTTGTGAGTGTAGATGTTCTTGAGTTTTATAAACAGACCTATATAAAAGATCCCGTAGAAAAGCGTGGTAATAATCAAGATTTATGGATATGGGATTATCCTAATTATAGTAAAAATTATCTATTAACAGCAGACTGTGCAAGAGGAGATGGTGGAGATTTTAGTGCATTTCATGTTATCGATATTGAGACGATGGAACAAGTTGCTGAATATAGAGGTCAACTAACAACCAAAGATTATGGTAATTTATTGGTGACTGTTGCAACCGAATATAACAATGCTTTATTGGTTGTAGAAAATAATAACGTAGGTTGGGGAACACTTCAACAGATAATAGATAGAGATTATCAAAATACATTTTATAGTGCAACAGATCTTACCATTGTAGATGTGGAGAAGTCGTATAGTAATAAGTTAAATACACAAGATAAAAAATTAGTAGCTGGATTTACTACAACCAGTAAAAATAGACCGTTAATAGTAAGTAATTTAGAGTTATTTTTTAGACAAAAACAAGTGATTATGAAGTCTAAAAGATTGTTTGAGGAATTAAATGTATTTATATGGAACGGACCTAAAGCAGAAGCGATGAGAGGTTATAACGATGACTTGGTAATGTCTATGGGTATTGGTTTGTGGGTTCGTGAAACCGCATTGAGACTTAGAAATGATCAAATAGCTTATAACAAAGCAATGATTTCTAAAATATCTAAAGTAACAAGTCCTGTTACCGTTCAAAAGGATGTGAGTCGTGTTGCTGACCATCACAAGACGATGGATTTTACGGTAAACGATAAAAAAGAAAGTTTAACTTGGTTGTTGTAAATACTTATATATTAAAATAATATATGTCAGATCAATCATTTCAGGAATTAAGAAACCGTTCATTATTTGCACGTTTGAAACGTTTGTTTTCAAATGATGTAATTGTTCGTAATATTGGCGGTAAGAAACTAAAAGTTGTAGATACCGACGAGATTCAATACGCTACAGATCGTAATAGTTTAAGAGATCGTTTTAATAGATTACGTACAACTTCATACAATCAATATACAAGAGATTTCAATCTATCATATCAAAGTAGTCGTGTAGAACTATTTCGTGATTATGATACAATGGATATGGATCCAATTCTTGCATCTGCATTAGACATTTATGCAGATGAATGTACAACACGAAATGAAATGGGTGATATTTTGCAGATTAAGTCTACTAATGATGAAATCAAGAATATTCTTCATAACCTATTCTATGATATTCTAAATATTGAATTCAATCTTTGGAGTTGGACTCGCTGCATGGTTAAATATGGAGATTTTTATCTTCGTTTACATATTAGTCCTGAGTATGGTGTGTATTTGGTTGAACCTTTGAGTACATATTATGTAACCCGTGTAGAAAATGCACATTTGACCAATAAAAATTTCGTTAAATTCCAAGTTAATCTTCCCTATGGAAACAAACTTGAAGACTTAGAAAACTACCAAATTGCACATTTTAGATTGTTGAGTGACAGTAACTTTTTACCATATGGTAAGAGTATGTTGGAAGGCGCTCGTCGTGTTTGGAAACAATTGAGTTTGATGGAAGACGCAATGTTAATTCATCGTATCATGCGTGCTCCCGAAAAACGTATTTTCAAAGTTGATATCGGTAATATTCCTCCAAATGAAGTTGACAATCATATGGAACGAATAATGAACCAAATGAAAAAGACTCCATATTTGGATCAACAAACCGGCGATTATAACTTACGTTTTAATCTACAAAACATGGTAGAGGACTTTTTCTTGCCAGTTCGTGGCAGTGACAGCGGTACTAGTATTGATAATTTGCCAGGTCTTGAATGGACAGGCACAGACGACATTGAATATCTTCGTAATAAGATGATGGCAGCACTCAAGATTCCAAAAGCATTCTTAGGTTACGACGAAAGTTTAAGTGGTAAAGCTACATTGGCAGCAGAAGATATTCGTTTTGCACGTACAATTCAACGTATTCAAAGAATTATTGTTAGTGAATTGAATAAGATTGCGGTTATTCACTTATATTCTCAAGGATATCGTGATGAATCATTGGTAGACTTTACACTAGAATTGACAAATCCATCTACTATCTTTGAAAAAGAAAAGATTGATGTTTGGAAGAGTAAAGTTGAAGTCTCCAAAGACATGCAAGAAAATAAATTCTTCAGTAAAAAATGGATTTATGAAAATGTCTTTGGTTTAAGTGACCAAGATATGATTGATTTGCAAAAGCAATTAGTTGACGATGCTAAAGGCACATATAGATTTAAACAGATTGAAGAAGAAGGTAACGATCCAGCAATTAAATTCTTACAATCTAAAGACAAAGGTGAAGGAGACACTGGATCAGTACCAGAAGATGGATCAGCTGACACAGAAGCAGCTGATACATCGTCACCAACTGAAAAATCACCCGGTGAGAACAAGCCAACTGATAAAGAAAGCAAACCCAGTGAACCGCCAGCAAAATTAGCAGAAAGAGATCAAACCGGAAGAAAGGATGCTGGTAAATATCCATTCGGAGAAGACCCACTAGGCGGCTTAGAAAATAATAGAACGTCCGATTTATCCGTAACACATAAATACAAAAACAAATCTCCTCTATCATTGGAATCACTTAGAGGTTTAAGTGATATGTTAAATACAGTTGAAGATGAAAAGAAAATTTTGAGAGAAGGTGATGAAAAATCTTATATGGACGAAATAAATATAAAAGAATAACACAATTCCTATATATTTACATAGTTGATCTATATTTATAAATAATAATAATATGCACAAGAAAGCAAAACATTCAAAATTCAAGAATGCTGGAATATTGTTTGAGCTTCTTACTCGCCAAATAACTGCGGATATTTTGGCGGGTAGAGATGAATCGTTTACTAAAAATTTAATGTTTAAATACTTCCACGAAAGTAAAGAACTTGGTAAAGAAGCACAATTATATAATTTCATACTTCAACAATCCAGTAAAGATGCAAATTCTGCCGACCGTATTTTGAACGTAGTACTGCAGACACGATCAAAACTGGACGAACGTGAATTGAATAAACAAAAGTATAATATTATTAAAGAGATAAAAGAGAAATATAATATTGATGAATTTTTAAAGAACAAAATTCCAAATTATAAATTATACGCTTCGGTATATAAATTATTTGAAAACCAAGCTGAACAAGAAGTCAAATTTGATGTTGAAGAATTATTAGAATCTAGAGAATACGTTGTTGAAAATCTAATTAAAGAAAAGAAGAGTGGAGAAGAAAGTTTGGATGTTTATGAAAGTCAAAGTGCAGAAGTAAGATTATTAGCCTATAAATTCTTGATCGAAAATTTCAATACTAAGTATAGTAATTTGTTACCAGCACAAAAGAAACTACTTAAAGAATACATTACAAATATTAGTAATTCAAACAAATTTACTAAATTTGTCAACGAAGAGTATAAAAGAGTAAGTCTCATTCTAAAAGAAAATCTTCAAACAATTAATTCTGATATAGTAAAAATTAAGATAACCGAAGTAGTTAATCAATTTTCTAATAAAAATGTTGTAGGTGTAGTAAAAGAAAATCAATTAACTTCATTGTTAAACGCTTATGAATTAGTTGAAGAAATCGACAAGTTAAAGAATGAAGCCACACTTAAAACTCAAGATTAAGAAACTCTTAAGCAAATTAAGAGCTAAAAACGAAGCTAGTACCACTGGTACTGGCGCAGTTGCATCTGGACCGGTCGCTGTTGGAGGAGACGCAGCGAGAACTCCATTTGCTTTTTCTAGAAAAGGCGCAAGACCAGATACTTATACACAAGTTGGTTATAAATTAGCTAAACCAGTAAAAAGAAGTCCTGGTTATAAATTAGAAAATCAGATGTATAGTCAACCTGCATATGCAACTCCTGCTTTTAATATAGAACCAGTAGATACTTATACAGATGAACACGGATTGGTTCAACATAACGATCCAGATATGGATCCAAATTTGGTTGGGTATAAACAAGGTAGTTTACCATTTACCGAAGGATTTAATGGTTTGAAATATGAACAAGAAGGCCAACAAGTTCAACAACCTGTTCCAGCGACAAATCCATCTCAACAACCGCCTAAACAAAACGTAAAAGTTGATCCAACAGTTGATATTAAAAGTTACGATGTATTACCTGATTTTACATCATTTGATACAAAGTTAAAGAATAGTACCGAAGTGTTAAAGAATAATTTACAAAAAACTATTCAAGACAAAATTTTAGGTAAAAAGATTGTTGTAAGAGCTAGTAAAGGATACAAACAACCTGAAGCTGATTACACAATTAATGTTACTGGAGTAGCTATAGATTATTATTACGATAGATATGTAATTATAATTATAGGCCGTGAAGAAAATAAACAGAAAGTTGCTAAATTCTTTATTAAACCAGGATTTAAAATTAAAGTTCTAGGAAACGCTGATAATTTGAAGCCAAAGGATAAATATCAAGTAGCTAAATCAAAAGCATTGGTAGAACCTCAACAATCGGCTACTCCAACAAATACTATTACATCTGATGAGGAGGATCAATCTCCTACTCAACCAGAAACTGGTACCGTACAACAACCTTCTACACAACCAAAACAATAACATGAAACAAGTATTAATCGATGTAATGCCATTTGAGTTTAAAAAGTCCGCTTTAAATGAGTCACTTAAGGACGGAAAACTACTCGTTAGTGGAGTATTACAACGTGCTGATGCAAAAAATCAAAACGGCCGTGTATATCCAGTAGATGTACTAAAAAGAGAAGCTGAAAAGTACATGCAAAACTTTGTAAAACAACGTCGTGCAATGGGAGAATTAGATCATCCAGAATCATCCGTTGTTAACTTAAAGAATGTTAGTCACAACATCACAGATATGGGTTGGGATGGTAAAGATCTAGTCGGAACAGTAGAAATTTTACCCACTCCAAGTGGTAATATTTTAAGAGATTTATTACAATCTGGAATTCTTTTGGGTATCAGTAGTCGTGGATTAGGCAGTGTTAAGAAAGATATGAGAGAAGGTGCAGACGTTGTTCAAGATGATTTTGATTTAATTGCATTTGACTTTGTAAGCAATCCAAGTACTCAAGGAGCTTTTATGTATCCACAAGGAAAGATTAATGAAAGTGTTGAACAACATAAAACAATTATTAACCCATATAGTAATGTTGAAAGAATTATCCACAACATTCTATCAGAACTATAATATTTATAAAGTATGAAATTAAAACATTTACTAGAAAATTCTACTGAACACGCATATACTCCTCTTACCGTTTATGAGAAGAAGAATATGGTTGAAACGATCAAATCATACAACGAATATCGTAAGGGTTTGAAAACAGACAGTGTATATGAAACCGCACAAAAAATAATGGAAGCTGTCAATTTAGCCGAAAGATATGCTTTGAAAGAATGTGGAGATTGGATGGAAGCTAAAATGGTAGAGCGTGACATGAAAGAAATCAAACGTGATGCCGCAAAGATGTATGAAGAAGCTCAAAAGATGAAAGCTATTGAAAAACAACTTGAAATGTTGTATGAAGAAGTTGGTCGTCGTTTAGAAAGATATTTTGAAATTGCGGATCCAATCAATGAAGCTCCACAATCTTATCAAACACAAAATCAACAAAGTTAAGTTAGTATCGATTCATTGGAATAGAATCGATATATTCTAACATTTTATTGAACGTTTCAAATACGTATCTTCTATTAGTTTCCAAAACATATCCTTCGTCAGTTTTATAGACGAAGGCTTTTACTTTTTCATTTTCCAATTGTAAAGCTGGAATTTCAATTTCAGAAAACATTTTATAGTCATCATCGATTCTGAAATTCATTTCGCCTAACATATCCAACTCTGAAAAGTTCCATCCATTTGGATGATCCAAATCTTCCAACTTATATATTTTAATATCTTCCTCAAAGTTATCGTTGTTTAAAAAATTAATCAACTTTGGACTTTTGTGGTTGTTATAATTATTATTCATCGCACGAACGTCTGGGTTAGAATATGGATTCTCATCACCCTTTCTTTTGATATTTTTGTAATTATCCTTGGGTTGATTTATGTGTCTGTTAAAATTTGGATTGAAATTATATGGCATAATATTACATTGATCCTAATGTTGTATTAATTCTGTCGATAAAATCGGCTAGTGTTTTAGTTTTTTCTGCAAGATTTTCATTGTCAAAACTGTTACTTAGTAGATCTAATATTTCTTTGTCTGGTTTATCTGGAAATGTTCGTTGAATAATACAAGCGTATTTATGTTGTTTATCTTCGTTGTCTACCAACTTTTTAAAAACATATTTTTTATTGGTACCGTTACTATTGATTTCAGTAGAAATTTCATTGGTACTTTTATTTTCTTTAAATTTTGTTTTTCCAAATCCGCTGAATCCATTTTCTTTGGTTTGAAATACTTGCAATTCTTTCAAATCAAATGGTACTCCAACTTGTTTAGACAAATGCTTTTTAAAACTTATACCACTAACTTTTTTAATTTTACTCAAGCTATATTCACTTTCTTTTAGTCTTTGAATAATTTCTTTCACTTTAGTAAAATGCTTTATACTACTTGGTTTAATAGTACGTGCCATTTTACGAACTTGTGGGGAAACTTCTTTTTGTTTAACTCTACCTTTTTGTAGAGCTCTTACTAGTCTAAAAAGTCTTGCTTGTTTTTCACTTTTTGCAGGCATATATCAATAAATATAAAATATTTTTATTTATTTCCATTTTATATTATATTTATTATTCAAATACATCATTCTTTGATGTCATATCAATTTATCTTCTTTGGAGTTCTTCAATAGCTTCACCAACAAATAACAATAAGAAAGGCAAAATATAATTATGAGCGATCTATTAAAAGAAAGCATTGCAGACGCAAAGGCTGTACGTGAAACAGCTTTGGCAAATGCAAAAACTTTCCTTGAAGAAAACTTTGCTGCTAGCATGAAAGAAATGTTCGCAGACAAACTCAAGGAAGAAATGGCTGAAGAAGCCACTGAAGAAGAAGGCAAGATTGATGAAAAGCTTGCATCTTCAAACATCGGTAAAGACGATAGCAATATTGCTTCTAAACAACATCCTGTAAAACCATCTACATCTGCAAACAAAAGTACAACTCCTGCTGGAAAGCAAGAATTTGATGTAACTCTTGAAGAAGAAACCGCAGTAGAAGAAGGCGCTGAAGTAACAAGCCAAGAACTAGACGAAATTCTAGCTGAATTGGAAAGTGAAGTATCCGCAGAAGGCGCTGCTGAAGAAGCACCAGAATCAGGTGATATGGACGAAGTTAGTTTGGACGAACTTCTAGCAGAACTAGAAGAAGAAGAAGCTGCTGCTCCAACAGCTCCAGTTGCTGCTCCAGCTCCCGCTGATCCAACACAAGTTCCAGCTCCAGCTCCAGTAGTAGGACAAGTTCCTTCTCCAGTAGCTGAAGGTGAAGAAGACGGAGTTACTGCTGACGAAATGGCAGAAGCTTTAGTTGCTATCAACGAAGAAAACGAAGCTCTAAAGAAACAACTCGCTGAATCCCTAAGTACTGTAAAGTTCATGAAGGGTGTTCTAGCAGAAACCAACCTATTGAATGCTAAGTTGCTTTATACCAACAAGTTGTTCAAGGGTAAGAGCTTGACCGAAGATCAAAAACTTAAGATCATCAACACTTTCGACTTGACCAAGAATATTCGTGAAGTCAAGTTGGCATATACAGTTTTAGCCGAATCAATTAATTCCGGTGCATCAGTTGTCAAGAAAAAGACAAATACAACTGCTCAAACTATCACCGAAGGTTTGGCAAGCAAACCAGTATCATCAACAAAGCCTGACTCTACCATTGTAGAACCTCAAGCTGATGTGATGACTTCAAGATTCCAAAAACTCGCAGGAATCAAGAAGTAAAATTAGTTTGCGAGTAAAAACCTAACAGTAATTAATAAAGAAAGAAACAAATATATGAGTATGGACGTAAAGAGTCTATTGACAAACAATATGAATCCACAGGCCAAATTGATGGCAGAAACACGTGGACTACAATCCAAATGGGAAAAAACAGGCCTTCTAGAAGGCTGCGCTGGTGTCGAAAAGGCACACATGTCAATCCTATTGGAAAACCAAGCAAAACAATTGCTTGACGAAGCAACCACAACTGGTACTTCTACCAGTTCTGAACAATGGGCTGGCGTAGCTCTTCCATTGGTTCGCCGTGTGTTCGCTGAAATCGCTGCGAAGGAATTCGTAAGCGTTCAACCAATGAACCTACCATCGGGTCTAATCTTCTATCTAGACTTCAAGTATGGTACAACCGCTCCAAACCAAGATTTGCGTAACTTGAACAATGGTAGTTCCAAGACTACCCGTGCAGGTAAGCAATTGAACGACAGCTTGTTCGGTGGTACAGGTAAGAAGTTGGGTTCTACCGATGACGCAGTACGTGGTCTATACGGTCAAGGTGCTTTTGCTTATTCAATTCGTCCAGTAAGTAGCTCTGCTATTACTTTGACAAAGACAGCAGGTGCAACCTCAATCGGTAACACAATTCAAACAGCATCATGGAACGACGTTCAATTTGCTGCTGAATTGAGCGCATCTGTAGCTGCTAAGAAGTTGTTCAAAGTTATTTTGAACCACGACGACAATACCTCTGGTATTGCCGCAAACGGATATGTATACAATGCTGACTTGAACGCAGTACGTTCATTCAACTTGATCCAAGGAAGTGCAACACCAACAGCTCTTGCTTCTAATGGTTTGGTATTGAATACTTATAGCAAAGCAATTAACACTGGTAGTTTGGGTGATCCATTCTATCAATCAATCTACGTCGTATCTGCTTCTAACTCAGGATTTGCAGCTACTGCTAAATTGATCTATAGCCTACAACCTACTGACAACCTACGTGGTGACTTCGAAGCTGGTAAGACTCCAGGTGAAGGTTCCGGTCAAGCTGGTAACGTTGCTACCCAAAGCATCGATACTGATATCAGTATCCCAGAAGTAAACTTGGTACTAAACAGCGAACCAATCGTTGCTAAGACCCGTAAGTTGAAAGCAGTCTGGACCCCAGAATTGGCTCAAGACTTGAACGCATATCACTCTATCGACGCAGAAGCAGAATTGACTGCTCTATTGAGTGAATATGTATCTATGGAAATCGATCTTGAAATCCTAGACATGTTGAACGAATCCGTTCAAGGCGTAACTACCGAAGCTTGGTCCGCCCAAATCGGTGTTGAATTCAGCAAGGGATTGAGCGCAACTACTGGTGAAGCAATCTTCACACGTAATGCAAACGCTTCACCAAACCGTACTGCTTACGTAAAGAGCACTTGGTTCCAAACTCTTGGAAACAAGATCCAAAAGGTATCTAACACAATCCAAAAATTGACCCTACGTGGTGGTGCAAACTTCTTGGTCGTAAGTCCAGACGTTGCAACTATCCTAGAATCAATTCCAGGATATGTAGTAAACACTGATGGTGATCAAGCTAAGTTCGCAATGGGCGTAAGCCGCGTTGGTAGCTTTGCTTCTCGCTTCCAAGTTTACAAGAACCCATATATGACCGATAACGTAGTATTGGTTGGTTTCCGTGGAAACAACTTCCTAGAAACCGGTGCTGTATATGCTCCATATATCCCACTAATCCAAACTCCATTGGTCTATGATCCAGTGAACTTCACTCCACGTAGAGGTGTAATGACCCGCTACGCTAAGAAGGTAGTGCGCCCCGAATTCTATGGAAAAGTTATTATCGGCGATCTCGATACCGTATAATACTTAGTAGAAATAAAATAACTCAAAAACCCCAACGAAAGTTGGGGTTTTTTCTTGCATTATTCAAAAAATTGGTTGGTAGAATCTACAACTATTTCTTGCACTTCTTCTTTGAACGAAGTATCTTTGGGGTAAGGTAGAACTTTATGTTTAAGAGATTTAACCAGTTTCTTATTTTCAATCTTGTTGCTTATAAACTTGACGTAACGATGTTTACCGCTTTCACGTTTGCGCCAAAACGTTCTACCAATACGTTCTTTTAGTTTATCTACGCTGTGTGTTTTCCATCTTGAATATACACTTCTGCTATGTATCCACTCATATTGATTCGGACCAATTAAACTAACACTATAGTTAGGCATTATAGCGATATCTACATAGTTATCTCCTTGATATAGAAAGCCAGTTGCTTGATATATTGTTCCAGCGTGTCCAGCTTCACTGTCCGCATAACTAAGAATACATTTGATGTGGGGATATTCAGTATTTAATAATCTAAAACTTTCAGCTATACAATAACTTTCTATATTCTTACCATATCCATCTGCTATCCACAATCTTGTTAATTCCAACACATTATCATTAGTAAGTAGTGGAGATATGCTGGTACTTGCATTTCTACCCACGGCGTTTCCATATACTAATACACCTATTAATCGTTCGTTAAAACCACCAAAGAATGTGCTCTCTACATATTCTTTATAGTATACTCCATAAGCTACAGTACAAAGAGACCACTTGTGTGTATAATGGTTCTTTTCAATAAGAGTTTTTGCAACATTCTTATTGATACTTTTGAGGTAAATTAATGTAGGGTCAAAATACTCCGACATTATTTCATTATAACAATATAACTCTACCTGTCAAGATTTATATTATGTAAAAAAGACCCTTGGAATTATAAACCACTGTTTTTATCTTAGTAGGGTTAATTTGATTTATACCAAGTCTATCAATTATCTGATATGGATCTGGATGATTATTTATAGGCGCAGCCATTACTCTATCTTTTATCTTATATACATCCAAATCTGTGTTAACAATACTTGGATGATATTGTCTTACCAAAGGCATTACTCTCATACTGGTTTATTTGTTGTTGGTTCTGCTTTTTTTACTCTGCTTGATGGAAATGCTTTGTTGCCAAAGTCACTACTGTGTAAACTATACAAGTGCATCACTACACCGTGTTTTACAACCACATCGCCTAAATCATTCACTAATACATATGGTGGTCTATCATATTTTAACATTACGGCTGAACTAACCAACAAATGATTAGTTTCACCTGCATCCATTACTCTTTGAGCATAATTGATACCGTCGCCACTGATATTGAGATTGCCGTTAATATCTTCCATTGGTATTACAGTTCCACAATGTACACCCATTCTCATTTGTAAATCTGGTCTATCCTTTACTGCCTTAGCTATAGCAATAGCACAATTCATTGCATCTTCTAAATAAGTAAAGAATCCCAATACCATACCGTCGCCAGTAGGTAATATAATTAACTTTTCAAGAGCATTAGCAGTTTTGTATTGCATTGTAGACTTAACCAATGTACCCAAATCTTTACAAGCCTTCTTTTGTTCATCTGTTGTTTTCTTGCTATAAGCAACAATGTCCATAAAGAATATGTAACCTTCTTGTTCTATGTCTAATTGTAATCTACCAGATTTGACTTCTACATCAACTTGTTCAACTTTCTTGGCAACTTGTTTGACAGGTTTAACAACTTCTACTTTCTTTTCTTCTTTCTTTTCTACCACTGGAATATCTTTAAGTTTCAAGAAATCTTTCCAGTTAATTTTCTTTGCTGGTACATCTTTCTTTTTTGGTTCTTTTGCTGCTTGTTCTTCTTCGTGTTTCTTTATTGCAGCTTCTTCACGATTGCGTTTTTCAACAAACAATGCAATTTGCTTTTTAACTTCATCTGTGATGTATATGTTTACATCTTTTCCACCACCACTACCAATATCGTGTTTTTTCTTTCTTAAAGCGCCTTTGGATTGTAGATATGTTTGCATTTCTACATTACCCGTCTTAAATGCCAAATCTAATGAAGCAATTTCACCTTTAAAATCCGCACCGTTAACATTCGCACCTAAATGTACCAAAAATTCTACCATATCAACATCGTTAGCGTTAACGGCGTAATGTAGTGGCATCCATCCGTTCTTTTCGTCTCTACCATTGACTTTACCATCTTTATCAAAAAATGATTGTACACCTTCAAAATCACCAGTTTCCGCACAGAAATGAATACTAGTACCACCTGCGGATTTAGCACCGTATTTATTCAACAATTTAACAACATCACCTCTATTGGTATTGGATAATACGTCAATAGGATTGTTTTTACCCAAGAAATCTTTCTTGTTAACATCAGCGCCTCTTATAATCAGATATTCAACCAAGTGTTTTTGTCCATAATTTACAGCATAATGTAGTGCAGTCCAACCTTTACCAGCGTCAACTTCATTGATATCACAACCTTTGTTTAACATTTCTTCGATAGAAACGATATCGCCATTTTTTGCAGCCAAATGGAAACTACTACCACTGCTATATTTTGCTCCTCGTTGTTGTAATATTTCTGCAATAGGTTTGAAACCTTTTTGTTCAGCTACATCCAATGCGGTATTTTTACTGGTCCAATCTTTGCAATTAGGATCTGCGCCGTGATTTAATAGTAATCTGACTATTTCTATTTGATTTTCTTCTACTGCAACAACCAGCGGTGGATTGCCAGTGTCATCATCTCTTTGATTGACATCTACTTTTTCTTTTTCTATACAGTTGCAGACGTTATCGTATAGACCTCTTCTAATGTGGGTAAAAATGTTAATAGCCATGGTTTAATTAGTATATTAGTCTTTTTTGAAACGAGACAAATCTAATTGGGGCAGAGGTTTCTCTATATTTAGACTTGCTAATCTTTCATTTTGAATAACTAATTTACTACCACCTGCAACTTTACCGTCTACTATATCATATATGAAAAAAACTGTTTTAGTTAAACCCACGCGTACAATTCTGCCGGGTTTACCATCGATGTATACAACGTCATCTTCTTTATAATCACTTCCGATAAACATGAAAAGCGCTGATGCTAACTTTTCAATGCTTGATTTAAATATCAAAATTACTAACCCCGCTACAAACATCCAGACATATTTGCCTGTCATATCTTGTGCGGTTGATTCTAGTACCTGTTGAGATATTACGTGTGCTGTATTTGTATCCATAATCGTATTTAGTTTATTAACACATAACACTAGTTAACAATCTAAAACAATTATATAATAAATATTAATATTAATTTATTTAATCCATTTTTGTTCTTTTAAAATATCATCAATCAATTCTTTTTCAGAACTATCCATTTCTTTATCAAATCTTTTCAATACATCATTCAATGGATATATTTTGTCTGGGGATTCTTTTTGTTTTTCTTTTAGTTCTTGAATTACATCAACTATTTTAACAAGTGGAGACTTGAATTCATCAACTTTGTCTTTTGAAGTAAAATTAGCCAATTCAAATGCTTTTGGTGTTAATGCTTTAACCAAACTTAATAATCCAGAACCAATCATATTGAATATACTAAATGCTGCACCCGCTGCTGGATGTACACTTGCCAATATTCTTAACAAAACGAATACAACAACAAATATAATAATTGCGGTCATTGCACTAATAAAGAACTTCTTTAATCCCCAAAATACAGCGTTAAGACCAAACATACCACTCATAGCATCAAGAGTAGCTTTGCTTTGATCTGCTTCTTTTGCAATTTCTTTTGCTTTATCGGTCATTTGCCAGAGTTCATCATCATACCTTTCTTTTAAAGCAGACTTTTCTTTTTGCAATTTATTTATAATTTCATCACGTTGTGATAACAACTGATCGCCTTTCTTTCTTTCTTCAGCAACTTGACTATTCAATAAATCAACGGTAGCTTTGATACGTTTGATTTCATCTATATGCGGAGAACCCACTATAGAAATGACACGTTCATTTAATGATTTAGCAGTATCAACTTGTACCGGTGCATTTGTTACTTGACTCAAAGAGTGTTGAATACCTATAGATAAAGACGATGTTTGCACTCGTTTGCCTTTTTCTATTTTTTCCAATTCAACCATTGTATCGTCTAATTTGGCTTCTTGTTTAGCAACCGCATCTTGTGCCACTGTAACTTGTTTTGCGGATTTAACTTCGGAGGAAATACAACCGGTTAGTATTAATATTACGATGGAATAAAAAAGTTGATTTTTGTAGTTCATATAATATAAATATTACATTTTATAATAAAATCAATATTTATACCTAAAGAAACATATTATCGTGTAATAAAAGGCACGGATAATTTAAAAGTAAGAATAACAAAACACATATGAAATTTATCGATTTATTAACAGAAGTTAAAATGTACGAGGGGATGGGATTGCCATCCGATAGTATAATGACCCTAGATCAATTTGTCAATTCTTCTGGTTTAGACGAAGCTGATATGTTGGGCGCCATGACTCGTACAATGAGTCCAGATGAAATGCAAGCTTATCTTGCAAAAACAGCTGACGGCAAAAAGACAAAATTAGATAAGTATACAATGCCTTATGTACACAGAGGTAATATTGAGATTAAAGACGAAAACGACCGTAAGTTTGATCTTGATAAATTAAAAGCAGCAATTATTACTCGCCCTACAAAGTTATTAAAACAAAACGAAAAGATTACACACAGCGGTGGGGAAACTGCACAATATTATAATATAGGTTTACCAGCATTAAAAGGATTGGCTGTAAATGAAAAAACCGGTGATTTTATTGTAGTGGATACGTGTCCCGGAGCAGGTGCTTGTAAAGTATATTGTTATGCTAAAAAAGGTGGGTATGTGCAATGGAAAGCAAGTTCGATGTCACAAACCAAAGTGTTAAACTTTTTGTTGAACGATCCACAGGGATTTAAAGCAAAGTTAGAATCTGAAATACAAACCGAAGTGGATAAGTTTGCTAAAAAAGGAGCTAAAGTAGTTGTTAGATGGCATGATGCAGGTGATTTTTTCAGTCCGGATTATGTTGATTTAGCTTATAGTGTTGCTAGAAAGTTTCCTCAAGTTGATTTTTATGCGTATACAAAAATGGCAGGCGTAGCAACTGGAAACAAACCTAATAATTTCAAGATGAATTTTAGTATGGGTGCTACTCCGGACCAAGAAAAACAAATCCAACCAAAGAGCACTAAACATTCTACTGTAGTTCCAAAGCCAATGTTTACCGATTTGATTTTGAAAGATGCAAAGGGTAAACTAATAAAAGATCAGGACGGTAAAATTCAATTTAAATCTCCTGAGGCTATAGATACATTGAAAGATAAATTATCCGCAAAATATGGAGTTCCAAAAGATAGTATCATTACCTATGACGAAATGAAAGTAATTCCAGCTGGAAAAGAACCAAAGTGGAATGTTATAGTTAAACCAGGCGATGGTGACGAAAGCGCAAACAGAGCGGATGTAGTAGGTACTTGGTTATTAATCCACTAATTTAGTTGTATTATCTCACGTTTGAGATATTTATAATTAATGAGTGCTAATTTAGATGCTGATCGGGTAAGATGGCCTGGAAGTGGTAGCAGTGTTACCACTGGAAGTGTACCATTTGGTTATTATCTGGACGAAACGTGTAGTGGCGGAGAAACCACATTTGAAAATGATTGTAGTAGCAGCGCGATGTGGGCTGCAAAACGTCTAGGATATCCTATCATCGACATTGAAATGATCGATGTTAATTTCTACGCCTGTTTTGAAGAATCCGTTCTTGAATATAATCGCGTAATCAACGAATTTAACATTGTAAACAATCTTGTTTCTTTACAGGGTTTACCACAATCAAAATATGATAATTTAACCGGTTTAGGTATGAAGAGTACCGGATTACCATTTGTTGTACAATTAAGTAAACAATATGGAGCAGAAGCTCTTGTAGGTGGTGAATATGAAGTAAAAAGAAACTATATTAGTATAACAGGCAGCGCAAATCCAGCTCACACAAATCAAGTTTACGATTTGAATATTTTGATTGGAAAAGATATCGAACATTTAACAGGTTCTCGTATTGAAGTTAAAAGAGTTTTCCATCAACGTCCTCCAGCAATCGCTCGTATTTATGACCCATTTAGTATGACAGGTATGAGTTACAGTAACGTATTGAGTGAAATGGGATTTAGTGCATATAGTCCAGCAACTCAGTTCTTGATGACTCCTATATTCGAAGATTTGGAACGTGTACAAGCTATTGAATTTAACGACATGGTTCGTAAGAGTAGCTATAGTTTTGAAATTCTTGGCAATAATAAGTTGAGAATATTTCCTATTCCAACCGATACTTTTAAACTTTATATCGACTATATCGTTGAAAGTGAACGTGATATTACAAATTTCTTCAGTGGTTCTCGTTATCAATATATAAGCGATCCAAGTGATGTACCATATGAATATTGTACATATTGCAAAATAAATCAACCGGGTAAACAATGGATTAAAAAGTATTTTCTAGCGTTATGTAAAGAAACTTTGGGTCGTATTCTTCAAAAATATACTACCGTACCAATACCTGGCGGAGAAGTAACTCTTGATGGTGCGGAATTACGTGCCGAAGCTAAAGAAGAAAAGGATACACTGCTTGAAAAATTAAGAGATATGTTGGAGAAGACGTTACGTGTAAATCAATTGGAAAATAAAGGTAAGGAAAGCGACGAGATGCAAAAAATGTTATCTCGCGTACCTTTGCATATTTATATTGGATAATTTATGGCAGCCCCAACCACACCACAATATCCAAAACAAAACCCATCTTTTCCTCAGTATTGGACAAATGGAAGAAAGGACGTTGGTATATATAACAACAACTATTCTCCTGGTAGATATTTTTCTCCAAGAGATATAAATTTATTGGGATCTGTTAACGCTGAATTGGTTGGAGATATCATTGAAAACGTCGTGCAGTTATTCAAAATTGCTACTTATGAAACTGTGGTTAATATCTACGGAGAAAGTAGTAGTGAAAAAGGCAAAATATTTTATCCAGGCATTAATATGTCCGCTTTGATTCAACGTGAAGATATATCCGCAGATGGGTCACAAGGATATGGTCCGGATAGAAAACAAGACATTGTTTATAGATTCAGAGAACGTGACTGTATTATTACGAACTTTTTTCCAGAAATTGGAGATTTGGTACTTTATAATGAACGTTATTATGAAATCGATAATGTTGTACAAGAACAATTTTTAGGCGGTCATCCTGATAAGTCTTGGAGTTTAATTGTTAATACTCACTATACAAGACTAAGTAAACTAAATCTGGTAGAAAGACAAACATAATTTATGGCATGGGGACCAAATAATATAGCAAATCCAAACCAAGCTCCAAATCCAATTGAGAAAAATGCAAATCAATCGGATGTCAAAAAGTATTATAATAGAGCTAATGCTGTTCGCCGTGATACAGATAAAGAAAAAAATGTAACTATCACTTTATTGGACGTTGATACAGCTATCATGTCAACTTTATCCGATCAATTAAAGTTACAAGTATCCGATAATGGCGAAGTTGTTAAAGTGCCTATTATTTATGGAAGTCCAGAAAGATGGTTTGCTGTCAAAAAGTACGGTCATATCAGAGATAATCAAGGAAAAATATTGTTGCCAGCTTTTATGATTCGTAGAAAAAGTGTGGAGAATAATAAGGATTTAATGACATTCAATCGTTATTTAAACTATGAAACTATCATGAATTATTCTCAAAAGAATAAATACGATAGATTCGATTTGTTAAATAAAGGATCATTTCCTAGCAAACCAACTAAACAAATATTCAGTGTAAGTTTGCCAACTCACGTTGTTGTAACATACGAATGTATTATTTGGACTGATTATGTGGATCAAAACAATAAATTAATTGAACAAATTAATTACGCGGTTAAAGATTATTGGGGAGATCGTGAAAGATTTAAGTTTAGAGCTAGAATTGATAGCTATAGCGTCGAACAAGAAGTAAATGAAGGAGAAGATCGTAACGTTAAAACTACATTTGATTTAAATGTTAATGCTTATCTACTCAATGAAAATTATAGCACAAGCATGGATGGTATCAAAAATACTACTCAGAAATTGTTTACAGTTAGAAAAATAGTAACGCAAGAAAATGCAGTAGCGAGTGCTTCTGAAATGGCATCTATTACTCATAACATACAATCCGTCCAAAATCAAGATAATAGTAATCTTAAAGATAAACCATCTGACTACGTTGATGTAACTGGTCAGGGAACAATGGAATTAAAACCAAATACGGTAACAAATCTCGACGGTTATAATAAAATACCAACTGGAAATGTTATTAAATCTATGTTTCATCCGGCTCCAAAATCTATTACTGATTATGGAGAAAATGGTTGGTTAGCTTATGATAGTAAATATATCTACGTATATCAATATCCCGCTGGGTGGTTAAAAAGAGAAATATCAACATTTGATTATGACTATAGTAGTCAAACATATATAAGCGGATATGATTGCAATGGCAATCCTATATATACTACAGCTAATAAAAGACCTATAAATACCGCTTTTAGAATATTTCAAAGATTTCCTGATAAATTCTATCATCAAGTGCCATATCAATCAAATGATTATGGAGAAGATGGATGGATGAGTTATGATGGTAGTTATTTTTATATTTATAGCACGGGTCAATGGAGAAGAATTCCAATATCACTATTTAATCCATAATCGTTATTGATATATATAAAATATAATGTTTTTTTAAACAGTAATTCTCTTATATTTATAACAAATGTCGAGTTGTAATCATAATATATGTCCACCAAGTGCGTGTTTGTTAACCAACGCAATTAAGGATTATAAAAAAGCTAGATCTGGTATACAAGATGCCAGTTTAAAGCCATTTCTTAAAATAATCGAGGCACTTCAATTAGAGATATCTTGTAAATCTTCAGGTACTTCATCTGGCGTATATAAAGCATTTCCGTGTGATAATCCTACATCTGTTTGGACCTTTAATCATAATTTAGACTCAGCCGTAGTCGTAGTACAAGCATACGATGATGATTTTAATCAGATTATACCTGAAAATATAGAGTTGGTTAATAACAATACATGTATACTAACGTTTAGCAATCCCCAATGTGGTTACGCAATCGTAGTTGGATCATCTCCCGCTCCAAGTCAAAGTGGAACAAACGGACAAAATGGTACCAGTGGAATCTCAGGATCCGATGGAACTTCAGGTACATCTGGTTCAGCTGGCTCATCTGGTACATCTGGATTTTCCGGTTCAAGCGGATCAAGTGGTCAAATTGGTACATCCGGCGTAAGTGGTACATATGGTACAAGTGGTACAAACGGTAGTAGTGGTACAAGTGGAACAAGTGGAATTAGCGAATCAAGTGGTAGTAGTGGTACCAGTGGATCATCTGGAACGTCCGGAAGTACAGGAACAAGAGGAAGTTCTGGAAGAGGCGGTACAAGCGGTAGCAGTGGATCAGCTGGAACAAATGGATCAACTGGAACAAGCGGATCTAGTGAATCAAGTGGTAGTAGTGGAAGCAGTGGATCAAGTGGTAGTAGTGGAAGTAGTGGAAGCAGTGGATCAGCCGGCTCTAGCGGTACTAACGGTAGTAGTGGTACCAATGGTAGCAGCGGTACAAGTGGATCAAGTGGATCCAGTGGTTCATCTGGAAGCAGCGGTATAGCCAGTAGTAGCGGTACAAGTGGAAGTAGTGGTACAAGTGGAAGTAGTGGTACAAGCGGTAGTATCGGCAGTAGCGGATCTAGCGGAAGTAGTGGTACAAGCGGTAGTATCGGCAGTAGCGGAATTAGCGGATCTAGCGGAAGTAGTGGTACAAGCGGTAGTATCGGCAGTAGCGGAATTAGCGGATCTAGCGGAAGTAGTGGTACAAGCGGTAGTATCGGCAGTAGCGGAAGTAGCGGAAGTAGCGGAAGTAGCGGAAGTAGCGGAAGTAGCGGAAGTAGCGGCACAAGTGGAAGTAGCGGAATTAGCGGATCTAGCGGAAGTAGTGGTACAAGCGGTACAAGTGGAAGTAGTGGTACAAGCGGTAGTATCGGCAGTAGCGGAATTAGCGGATCTAGCGGAAGTAGCGGAAGTAGCGGCACAAGTGGAAGTAGCGGTAGCAGCGGATCTAGCGGAAGTAGCGGAAGTAGCGGAAGTAGCGGAAGTAGCGGAAGTAGCGGAAGTAGCGGCACAAGTGGAAGTAGTGGTACAAGCGGTGGTATCGGCAGTAGCGGAATTAGCGGATCTAGCGGAAGTAGCGGAAGTAGCGGCACAAGTGGAAGTAGCGGTAGCAGCGGATCTAGCGGAAGTAGTGGTACAAGCGGTAGTATCGGCAGTAGCGGATCTAGCGGATCTAGCGGATCTAGCGGATCTAGCGGAAGTAGCGGAAGTAGCGGAAGTAGCGGAAGTAGCGGCACAAGTGGAAGTAGCGGCACAAGTGGAAGTAGCGGTAGCAGCGGATTAAGCGGATCCAATGGTAGTAGCGGTACAAGTGGAAGTAGCGGTAGCAGCGGATTAAGCGGATCCAATGGTAGTAGTGGTACAAGTGGAAGTAGCGGTAGCAGCGGATTAAGCGGATCCAATGGTAGTAGTGGTACAAGTGGAAGTAGCGGTACAAGTGGAAGTAGTGGTACAAGTGGAAGTAGCAGTAGCAGCGGTTTAAGTGGAACCAATGGAAGTATCGGTACAAGCGGTAGTAGCGGTAGCAGTGGAAGTAGCGGTAGTAGTGGTAGTAGTGGAAGTAGCGGTAGCAGTGGAAGTAGCGGTATCAGTGGAAGTAGTGGTACAAGTGGAAGTAGCGGTAGCAGCGGATTAAGCGGATCCAATGGTAGTAGCGGCACAAGTGGTAGTAGCGGCACAAGTGGTAGTAGCGGCACAAGTGGTAGTAGTGGAAGTAGCGGTACAAGTGGAAGTAGTGGAAGTAGCGGTAGTAGTGGTACAAGTGGAACGACTACAACATCAGGAACAAGTAGTTCACATGGTAGCAGTGGATTAAGTGGATCCAATGGTTCCAGTGGAACAGGCGGTAGTAGTGGCACAAGCGGAATTGGTTCATCCGGTATCAGTGGACTAACCGGATCAAGTGGGACCAGTGGATCTTTAGGCACCAGTGGTAGTAGCGGTACAAGAGGAAGTAGCGGATCTTCTGGATCAAGTGGTAGTAGTGGTTTAAGCGGTACCAACGGTAGCAGTGGTACGAACGGAAGTAGCGGTACAAATGGTAGCAGTGGTACAAATGGTAGCAGTGGTACAAGCGGAAGTAGTGGTACAAGTGGAAGTAGTGGTACAAGTGGAAATAGTGGCACAAGTGGAATCAACGGAAGCAGCGGATCTTCAGGTATAAATGGTAGTAGCGGCACAAGTGGTAGTAGTGGCACAAGCGGAAGCAGTGGTAGTAGCGGTTTAAGCGGATCTAATGGTAGTAGTGGCACAATCGGAAGCAGTGGTAGTAGCGGTTTAAGCGGATCTAATGGTAGTAGTGGCACAAGCGGAAGCAGTGGCACAAGTGGTACAAGCGGTAGTAGTGGTACAAGCGGTAGTAGTGGTACAAGCGGTAGTAGTGGTAC